TCAGGGCGAGCACTGCCAGCAGAGCATAGAGCAATCCGATGTTCAGAACAAACATGATTTACTCCTTTCCGGCGGAGGTCGCCACCCTATAAGAGTTTCAGCCTTTTCAGGATCACGATCAATTGTTCCCTTGTCACCGGTCCTTTCGGCATCGTGCCGTCCACGATCTTCTTTTCTGTCGCTTCCTCCCAGGCATCCTTCGCCCAGTCCGACGGTGTTTCGGCCAACTCGTTCACCTCCTCGATCAGCCTGTAACTCCTGATCAGGCCAATCAGTTGCTCGGCATATCCGGGATCGGTCGCGTAGCCGCAGGCTTGCAGAGCCTTGGCATACGCCACAGGGTCACTTTTAACGGCCACAGCCTTGCTGTAGGTCTTGCTCCCGGTAATCAGGGCAGCGTAGTCGGCGAAGCTCTCCTCATAGTTGTTGTAGGCCCTGAAATAATCATCGATATAGGTCTTGACCCCGTTGTAGTACTCGAAAGTTCGGGCGAGCACTTTGCCGGCGGGCCCCGCCCCCTTGATGTTGAACAGGTTAAAGCTGAACTGCCCGGTATTCTTGTCTTTGGTGACGTACTGCCCCCAGCCGGTTTCCAGGATAGCCTGGGCGATCAGCACGGCGGCCGGCAACCCGGTCCTGATCTGGATGTTCAGCGCCCCCGGAAGGACGGAATTGATGAAGCCTCTCGTATCGGCCAAAATACCACCTCCTTAAGGCGGGCCGTATGTGGATTCGGTTTCCTCGCCAGATTTCTTCTCCTTGTCCGGCCACGTATTATTCTTTGAAAGGTTCTCTGCCAGAGCCTTCATTGAATATACCGCTATCACGCCCAGAACTTCGACCACGACCGTTTTAGACAGTGTTTCCGCTATTTCCACCCGGCCCAGGTAGGCCAATAGGTAGCTGGCCCATGTCTGGGCTATGCTGTTCAGGAGCAGGAAGATCACGATGATCTTCGAGAACTCAAATCCCTTCTTCTGTTCGGGCTTCTGCTGATCCACGGCCAGTCACCTCTTTCAGTTCGGCCTCCAGCTTCTCGATCCGGTCGAGCAGTTTACATATCGCCGACGCGAAGTCGATCCACCGGACTGATAGTTGCAGGGACGGGATCGGTGCAGGGATGATGCCGACCAAGAAGAGTTTATCGAGGCAATCATGAGGATCGTTGATTGTCATTCCAGCCACCCCTTTAATTGCTCAAGCTCCCGCCAGAGCCACCCCTGCAATCTATCAATCTCCCAGTACATACATCGTTTGAGAGCCAGCTTTGCCCGCCACCACTCGCCGCGCCAGAAAGCGTTAAAACAGGCCTTGCGCCAGAGGATACGGTACTCGATGCCATGCCTGGTTATGTTTTTCCCGGCACTAAGATCACCCGCCTTTGAGGATCTGAAATACTTGCCCCCAGGGAATCTTTCCGATACCAGCGCCAATTAGACCAGAGGTGACGGTGATGGCCAGCGCCACTTTGGGGCTGACGGCGTGGCGCTGCCTTTTGCAATCGTCACAGTCCTGGCGGGTGACGCTATCAGCTTGGGCGATGGCCAGTTCCTTGATGCTCTCAGATGTGCCCCGTGCGATCTCGTCCAGACGCTGGTGCAGCCTGGCGTTGGCCTGGTGCTGCTCCTCCCAGCGGTGACGCTGGTCCCGTTTGATCTCCTCCATGCAGCGGAGCATCATCTGCATTCGCTCGTCTAGTGATTCCAACGTGACCGGCCTTCTGATTCCTGGCTCCAGAGCCGACAAGTGCTCCACCCCCGGTAAATTTGTGTAAAATGTGTATAATAAATATGCGGGCAGCGATGTGAGAGATCGCAACCCTGCGCCCCGGTGCAGGGGCCCGCCTCCGTTCAACCATTCATAGAATCACACCCTTAAAAGTTGCATTAAAATGCCCGATCCATGGTGCGGATCGGGCAATTATTGCCTGTTTTATGGTGCCTATTTACAGATCCTGGTCTTGTCTGCCACTTTTTACGTGGTAAAATTAACCCAAAGGGAGGGATCTACTATGCGAAAGACAGTTTTGCCAGTAGTGCTGGCCATGCTGATGGTGCTGGGCTGGGCCGGGGTTGCGAGCGCCGGGATATTCGATCTAGTTGAACAGTTGCCGCCCTACAATGCCGCAGGACCACAGAGTACCGCCGAAATAAACCACACCTATATAGACCTGACGAACATATCTACCGGCGAAGTGACCGCTCAAACTTATGTAGGGGCTGGCCAATCACTGACCACAAACAATTTCAACGTCCAAGAGCAGGGGCAAGACACTGCCATGAACAAACTCACGGAATTTGTATTTGAACTGACCAACCGCTACCGCCCAGGTACAGATCTGGCATTGACCGGGACAGGCCACTTACCATCAGTTCATGTCTACGTTTACGGAACTATGAAAGACGAGGTAATATGGGCTGTAGTGAATGGCCTCGTCGATTGTCTTGGGAACCCGCCGGCACAAACCTCTCCGCAAGCCAAGGAGGATAAGGAGCAAGGGAAGACTACCTGGATCGAAAAATACTCCCCTGGAGAGATCGAAACCACGATAGCCACCAGCACCTTTACAATCAATACCACGGCCTATACTGTAGCAGGGCAGGTCTATACGATGGACGCTGCTCCGGAGATTGTCAGTGACAGGACATTCGTTCCTGTAAGATACTTAGCTTATTCCCTTGGTGTACCTGAATCCGGCATTACATGGGAGCAAGAAACGCAGCAAGTGACTATTATCAGGAATGACACGATAATCGGCCTCACCATCGGCAGCAACACGGCAACCGTGAACGGTGAATCCGTTCAGATGGAAGCAGCCCCCTACATCAAAGATGGTCGTACCATGTTGCCCGCCAGGTATGTCGCCGAACCCCTGGGAGCAGAAGTAACCTGGGATGAAGCCACACGGCAGGTGACTATTGAGATTCCCCAGGGTCAATCTTAGGGCTATTGTCCGGGGCCTCATCCAGCCATTTTCCGCCGAACCCTACCCGCACGGCTGACAGGCTCCAATAAAATTCAGCGTTACTCTGCCCTGCAAGTTCCTTCACTGTAAAACCGGTGTCGCCGATCTCCTTTACAAATATGCCAGGCACCGGCTCCCCTAGAGGGATGAGATTGCCAGGCATCCAAGGAGTTTCTGGAGCATCAGGCTCAATGCATTCCAGGAATACCGGATCGAGGTCAATCCGGCATTCTCCATCAATTAACTGGGCCTTGCCCTCCACGATATACCTGCAGTCGGGCGACTCACGGGCGTACAGGTATCTGTAGCCGTGGGTCGCTGTTTCTTGTTTTGCGCTCTTGCCTCCGGTAGCCGTCAGATGCCCAGTGCAATTAATATCACCCTGAACATAAAGCTCAGCGTCCGTAAGGATATAAACGTGCGCGCCTCTGATCATAACATTCTTATTCGCCGCAGCATTTCTTGCATGAATTGTGAGCCCCTGGCCGTATATATCGTTACTGGCATATATCTGCCCGCACATATCATTGAGGCCGACATGGTAGAATTGTATCTGCCCACCGGCACCGGGAAACGACCAGATCGTGAGCGCGGTCTTGCCGCCTTCTACTACAGATAGGGGCTCAAATCCGGGTTGCAATTCAATATAACTCGTATCTCCCTTATTGCCGCTTCTGATCAGCGTGCCGTATATCTGGCTGCTCTTCATCAGGCCATCTACGATCTCAACTCCTATGCTGTTATCGAGTAGACGACCGATCAGCAATTTCCTTGCCGCGCCTTCCCACACTTCGATGCCTTGCCCAAATGGGGGGTCCTGGAGGATGAGCCGGCAGTTCTTGAACCATGCGCCGAAGTCAAACCCTGGCGGCTCTACGACCAGAACCGAATGTAGCTTCGGAGTGACAGCAACATCGGCTGTCGATTCAATTTCTTTGAGCTTCAGCCGCGCGTTCGACAGGTCCCCGGTATCCGTGCCGTCTGCGGTCCCGCCGTTGACGAGTGTTTGCCAGCCCTCCCAAGTGAAACCGCCGGTGCGGGAGAGATTGCTTTGCATTTGAAGGGTCTGCTCATTCAGTGTGGCCGACCAGGTGACAGTGCACCTTTTTGAGATCCTGAACTCCGGGCTCTCACGGTTGCCCGTGACTTTATAGGCGCTGGTGATACTCACCACAACGTCAAGCAACGCCGGAGTGACGGTAAAGTCTGTCGTTGTAAGGTACGCCCGCCACTGAAATTTGTACCCGGTCAGATTCGTCCCTTTTGGAATGATCGTGACGCTGGAAGCCACGTCAAGCTGCCAGTCTCCCCAGGCACCGCTACTGTAGATCCTATAATCCACCCTCAACGTGGTGTTAGCCGGGGTAGACTTGTTGAAGGTCAAGGTGGCCGCATTCGCCACGCCCGCGCCGGATACGTCCTGCTCGTGATGGGTGTAGGTGCCGGGGGAAGTGTAGCCGCCAGCATAGAAAGCGAAGTCGGGGATGCCGTAAAAGATAGAACCACTGTTAATATCTGGGAAGCCGAACCCCGCGGGGTCAATTGAGCGTCCGGCGAGGTTGGTGATATAAGAGCTGTTTGTCCACGCCCCGAGATATGTTCTATGCGGGCTGCCCCACGATATATTCCAGTCGCCGCCGATAACGTAGGCAGCCCCGGCAGCCAATGTTACCGGAGTGATCGCGGTCTCGTACCACTGGTTGGCGGTAGCGCAGACCACGTTTGCAGATGCCAGCAGCGCGCTCCCGTCGCTGTTCCACAGCCTCACCAAGACGGTGACTCCGGCGACGGAACTTTTCCATCGCAGTTTAGTGCATGTGAGAGAGTTGCTACCGACTGTAAAAGCATAACCCAGCGTCCGGTTACCGGAAAAAACGGTTGATGGAGGATCAACAAGCGTAGCCGATACCAGCCCATTGCCCTCGCTATAGAACCCGGCAAATCTCACTTCATCGCTGGTCGCCTGCGTATTCGAGTGCGTACCGTCGAAGTCCGCGGTCAGAGTTGCTGTTTCGTTGAAGTCGGCGCCCTCTTTCGCAAGTTCCAGGTCCCCGGGGAGCACGGCCACGACATCGGCCAAAGTGCCCGTAGCGAGATCGGTCTGGGTATCTTCCGAGTGTACGGTTACATCCCCGGTCTCAAAACGCCCCAGGTGGACGCGGAGGTCCCCGCTGTTGTCATAGACCTTGCTGCCGTCATAGTCCAGGTGGAAGATCCAGGTATTCCCGCCGTCCCGGCTGAACCTGATGCCCTCTTTGCTGATCTGGATCAGGTTATTGCTGTCGGTCGGGTCAATCAGGGAGATCGCGGCCCCGTCCCAGAAGAAGTTCGTGTCGCCGGTGATCTTGACCAGGTTGGTGTAAAGTTCCCCGGTCTTGATAAAATTGGCCACGATTGACCCGTCCATCGTCATTGCCACGTCGTATATCCTGGCCGGATTGTCCGCGCCCGTCACGTTATCCGAATACCCAAGACCCCCCAGGTTCCACCGCCATATTTTCATGGCCAGAGCCGGGTCCGGGTTGTCCATGATCAGGATCTCGTTGTTCTCGCCCGAGACCTGCCGGATCAGGATGTACCCGCCGATGGCGTCGTTGATCAACTGCGCGGATTGGCTCGCCGACGTGGCCAGGGCCTGCGCAGCTTGGGCGACCACCGAAACGGCAGAGACGGCCTTGCTCTGCTGGGACTGCACGCCGCGGACCAGGGCGCTCTTGCCCACGGCCCGCAGGTTGTGGCCGGACCGGTAACGCCAGGTGGAATGCGTAATGATCGAGTTTATGCCGTTCGACACGATGAGCCAGTCCGGGTGAGTAAAAATAGCTGGCGAATTTGGGTCAGTGACCAGAGTATTCATGTCCAGCAACGTGATCCAGTCCCCCGGCTGCAAGCTAGGATCGCCGATAAAGTCAGAGGCAAACGGGATGTACTCTGCCGTAGTGACCTGGGCGAGGATGTTAGCCAGGGCTGTGTTGATCTGCGGCGCCTCTTTGTTGGCCAGCAGTGAATTCTCCTCCAGGGTCATGACCATGCTGCCGCTGCCCTGGCTGTACTCCGTCTGCTCGATCTGCATGGCCACCTTGCTGACTTTGACCGCGAAATCGCTCGCAGTGGTCGTGAACCGCTCTTCCTTATGGATCATCCGGACGGCTTCGCCGGCCCGGACAGGCACGACCTCAAGCTGGCCGGTCCGGGTCATCCGGGCGAAAGTCCCGGTAATCTGGCACACCCACATTACCAGGTCCCGGCAGGTCTTAATCTTGTCGCTAGCCGGCGCCGTGAAGGTCGACCCGGCATTGGCAAAAGCGCTGAACGTGGCAGCGTCAGTCGCCAGAACCACGCCGACCTTGGTGCAGCAGGAGTCGATGATGGTGCGTGGCGTCCCGGTCATGAGCACACCGTCCAGATCCACATCAAACAGGAGCAGGCCGTCCAGGGCCTTGAGGTTGACCACAGTTCCCTTCGCTGTATCTCCGTCACGTAGAAATAGCCCAAGGGCACGTACTCCCACACAGGAGGGTTCTCAGGGATCGGTTCCACGTTCAAAACGAAATTGAGGGCGACCCGCGCCCCATCCAGCGCATACGGATCGGCCAAAGGAACGGTCAGGCCCAGCCCCAATTCGCTGACATAGACGTTCCCGACCTCGATGTCCTCGCCGGCGACGCACTGCTCGGCTAAATAGAGGCTGCCTTGGAGGATGTCGGCGTCGGTGATGTTGATGATCGTGTTGTCAAGTAAAGTGATGGCGCCGGTTATTTTCATCTCGCGGACGTTTTGCCTGATTGCTGTCTTGTATGCTGCGCTGGTCGGGTACATGGTTCAATCCCCCATGATTAGTATTCAATCAACGATGTGGTAAGTTCCCACAGACTTTCATTCGGCGCTCCCGTATCGTTCCATGACAGCAGCTTCCCCACCCGATCGCCGCAGTACATCGTTTTGGTCGGGCTGCTGCCGGTTGTTGGGTCAAAGAAGGTCACGCTGAATTCAGCCGGCTTCAGGGCGTCGGTGATGATTCTCAGTTGCGGTTTCTTGACCCGCCAGGTAACCTGGATCTTGTAGACGCCGGCGCGGACGCGGTCGCGGGATAATATGCCGGTCTCCGTCCGTTTGGTCTCCGCGCTGTCAACGTCCTGGATGGATACCTGGTAATCGGACGGCGCGGGTAGGTTCGTGCCGTCAACGCTAATCATGGGCATGCGCGTTCACCTCACAAAGGAAGCACCTCCCTTTGTGTCGAAGTAGGCGGTTATTTAGGCCAGCCCAAATCATCCACGAAGGGAGGCAACATTATGTCTAAAACAAATAAAGAACTTGCCGTAGAATTAACTATAGCTATGATCAACAATTTCCGGGATGTAGTAGATACGAAGGTTACAGATGACACCTTGCGAGATGGAAATGCTTTAAACTTCGATATTGCCAGGGTTCTTACTTCAACCTATAAAGCACTTGAAGCACTCGATAAGCCACAGCCATAGTATATATTTAGGCTGGCCTATCCTCTTTTTATATTTTCCCGTTGCTGCGGGCATTTCGGACGTCCTGAGCCTTGACAATTTTTCTCTCAAGAAGGTCGTTGCCGATGTAGAGGGGGATGATGATGTCACCGCCGGCCCCGGCTGCCGCGGGCTGCATACCACGGAGCATCGCCGCCACATCTCGCGCTATCTCTTCGCCCAGGCCGCCGCCTGCCCCCGCCACTCCAGCCTCGACTGTTGGAGCCACCGTCGCCGTCAGGCCTGACAGGTATCCTGCAACGGTATCGACCGCGCTTCTCACATCACTACTGCCGCCCAGGATGCCCCGGGCGTACATCTGCATCAGAGCGGGCGCCCACTGGTCAGCCGTACGGCCCGGCCCTTTTTCGGTGGGCGACGAAAATCCCAGATAGCCCTTGATCGTGTCGCCGACATTGGACAGCGAGGACCTGAGGCTTGAAACCTTGGATTGGATGCCGTTGATAATGTTCTGAATCAGATTGCTGCCCCAGTCCCTTGCGTTGCTCACCAGGTTTGAGATTGTCGATCTGGCGTTTTCCCAGGGCGACGTGATGTTGCTGTACAATGTTGACGCCCAGCCCCGGATCGTACTTGCGATGTTGCTCCACTGCGAGGAAACATTCGATTTTATTGCTTCGCCGATATTGCCCAGGCTTGATCTGGCGGCATCGAACTTTGATACAATAGATTGCTTAATGCTCTCCCATGTCGTGGGAGCATCACTTTTCAGAGCATTCCACCTTGTTTGGATGGTCGTTTTGATGTTGTCCCACGTTGTAGGGGCATCGGCTTTGAGTTTATCCCACCTGGTCGTTATTGCGGTTCTGATGTTATCCCAGGTGGTCGGCGCATCTTTTTTAAGCGCGTTCCAGCGGTCCTGGATATTGGTTTTGATGTTATCCCAGGTCTTGGGGGCGTCTTTTTTCAAGTCCTCCCACTTCTCTTGAATCGTCGTTTTGATGTTGCCCCAGGTCTTGCCGGCTGAAGCCTTGAGGTTATCCCACTTGGTCTGAGCGGTAGTCTTGATATTATCCCAGGTCTCGCCGGACCTGGTCTTGAGATTGTCGAGACGAGTCTGGATATTCGTCTTAATACCTTCCCAAGTATCCCCAGCCCACTGCTTGAAGTTCCCCCACTTCGTCTTAGCGCCATCCCACAGATCCGCGCACCACTCCGTAAAATTACTCCATTTTGCTTTCACACCGTCCCAGAGAGGGTCAGCCCAGCTATGCACCCAGTTCGTGAACCAGGCCCAATCATTTCTGATCCGATCGGGGATGCCCTTGCACCAGTCAACGAAAGCGTTCATTCTCCCCCGGAGGTACGCCGCTTCATTGTCCCAGTCAACACCCAGCCAATCCCATAGCTTTTCGCCCCACTTCCAGGTGAGCGGGATCTTCGAATCAATGCTGCCATAATTCTCTTTGAGCCAGTCCCAGAAGCCTCTCAGAGAAGCTTTCGCTGGCTCCATCCCTTCGAGCATTCCTTCGAAGTCCAGAGAAGGCAGTTCGAAGCCACCGGCGCCACCCAGGGCACCCGATAAATCTTCCGCCCCGGTAGCCGCAGCCGTGTCCTTTTGTAGCTGGTGAATCTCATCGAAGGTCTGCAGGTTCTTGCCGGCCGCCTTGGTCGATTTTTTCAGCGCTTCTGCCTGGTCGTTAAGGGCGCTGGTTGTTTTGCCCGTGGCATCCGTCACGCCGGCAGAGACTTTCGGCGTTTTCTGCAAGCTCTGGTTATATCTGTCCCAGAGTGCCACGCCACCAGCAGTTAGCAGAGACAGCCCGATCAGCACCCAGCCGATAGGCCCTATCGCTGTTTCGACCGCAATCAAAGCTGCCCTCAATCTTACGAGCGCGCCCGAAAAAACATTGGTCGTCACGGCTGCCCCTGATACAAACCCCCGGTAAGAAACAATCACGCTGTTCAAGAACCCGAGCAGGCCGGTGTTCGCCACCAGGTTGCCGCTCAGGAGCAGGACCGCGCCGTTGAAGAGCGCCACGGCTCCCGCTGCTGCTTTGGACGCTATTGTATAGGTCAGAATCGCGACGGTGGCAAATTTGATGACAGCCCAGTTATCAATAAAAATCCTCACCACGTACTTAAATCCCTGTATGATCGCGCCGGCTACATTCGCCGCTGTCTGCCCCCATGACTGTAACGTGGCTTTATTTGCCTCTGCCCAACCGATAGCGCTTTTCAGGCTATTCGTGATCCCGTCCACGATGATACTCAGGGCCGGCAGCGCCAGCGGCTTCGCAATAGCGTTCTTCAGCGTGTCCCAGAACCTGGGCAAAGAACCGATCTGTTTGCCGACCGCGCCCATGCTGGCTTCATAAGTACCGGCGATCTTCTGTCCCTCAGATAACAGGTAATTGAGCATCGCCTGCTTCTTCTGCATCTCGGTAAGCTCTGTATAGTTCTTACCAAGCGTCTTAGCATAGTCCCTATATATAAACATCAGGTTCTTCGTCATACCAAACTGTTCGAGCAATTCAGGACGAAGTTTGGCGACAGCCTCGGTCATCTGCTCGGCGGCCTGGGAGCTATTCATGTTGGCAATGACCGCGGCGTCCTGGGCCACCCTGGCCAGCTTGGCAGCGTCTGCGGTGTCCAGTTCTGCCTGCATGAACCGGGTCAGAACCTGCGTGGCTTCCTGTTCGGCGATGCCCAGGTCCATCACGGCATTTTTCTGCTGGTTCAGGGCGGCAACGGCGTAGCCGGACGACCGCGCAACGGACTGCATGGCGATGTTGAGCACGTCCGTCCGGGCGGCGGTGTTGACAAAATCCGTCACGGCGACGGTGAGGGATCGGAAACCCTGCATTATGCCAATACCGATAGCGAAGGAGAAGGCGTTCTTGAAAACGCCGCCCAGGGTTGCGGCGTGTTTCTCGGTGACGCCCCGCATCTGGTCAATGGATTTTTCGTAGGGCTTGCTGTCCAGCGCCATGCGGACAAAAAGTTCACCGACGTTCATGTTTTTCACCTCACCCAAAGGCAGGAAATTAATGATATTTGCAGAATATCTTGGTTTACTGTCACAAATAAGGGAGGTTGATGTTTATGCGTATCGCAATAGGGATTATCTCACTCATTATTGGTTGTGTCATGTCTGCTCAGTCTTTTATTCTCTACATGGGAAGTGCTATTTTTAACGATCAAGCTACTGGCCAGAGCAGCGCAGGAGGCTTATTCATAGCTTTCTTATACTTTATTGGCGGCGCTTTTGCTTTTAAGTTGCCCAAGGTTGCCATGTTTTTTCTCGCTTTCGCAGGTCTTTTAGGGATTATAACCGGTACATCATCTGACTTTTCTGATCTGACGATGTGGGGCGTTATCGCGCTGATTTTAGCTGTGCTGAGTTTCTTCGCCGGCCGTAAACCGAAACAACAACCGCCGATCACTCCGGCCCCCTAAGCCCTTTCGCCCGCGCATCCTCGATGTGTTTGCTCCAGTCCCGCTCCGGCTCCTCGCCTAGCAGACGCCGGAGCGTTTTCTTTGCATCCTTGCCCATAAAATCATCCGGCTCTACTGCCTTGACGCTATGCCATCCTCCGCCAAAAGCCGAAGCAATCATCCTGCCGGCATTCGTAATCACCGCCGCCAGGAACGCCCAGTGGTTGCGCTGTTCGCTGTAATGCTGCAAAGCCATCTGCCGCTGCAATTCGGGCAATATCGCGGCCAGTTCCCGGGGGGTCAGGTTCCGCATCTCCTGCAACGTCCAACCGAACTCCCGGGCCAGCAGGACAGCTATTTCTGCGGTAAGCCAGCCTGAATCAAGCCCAGAAGCGGCTTCACCAGCCGCTTGACCCCGGAAAAATTTACTTCGATGAACACCTCGATCAGCGCCTCAAGCTCGGACATGTAAGCGTTTTTCACGTCGTCCTCGGTGATCTCCGGGATGAGGACGGGCAGTTTCTTGTACAGCAAGTCGAAGCCGGCCTGCTCCAGGAGCTTTTCTACCTTGATCTTGCTGAGATCGCCTTTTGATTCAGGGAAGAGCTCAGCCACGATCTTTTCCAGTTCGCCGATTTTCTTCTCCTCGATGCGAAGCTCCTTGCCGGCGAATGATGTGGTCTTGTCACGCATGAGTTAAGCCTCCTTGGTTTTCTTCTCAGTTTCCTTTGACCTGGCTGCTTTCGCTTCCAGCACAATCTGCACGTAAATCTGATTGCCCGGCTCATATTCCAGCCACCCGGCATCAGGCCGCTCTACCATCTCACCAGGACGCGAGGCGATAACCTGCTGCACGACCAGCTTGCCGTCCTGGATGTCCTCTTTCAGCAGTTTCAGGACTTCCTTGTTCAGGTCCATGTCGTCCCTCCTACAGTCTCAGGTACAGCGAGCCGACGCCCGTGAAGTCCACCGTCTCCTGGATCACGCCATCTACTGGCGCCTCAATCTTGTCCCCGCTGATGTTGGCGAACCCCTCCATGCAGGACTGCGCCGCCCCAGCGTCTATAAACAGTTTCACGACAACGATCTGCCCCAGGCTGTTGAAAAACCGCGTATCGCCCCAATAGGCTTCCGCGCTGCCGCTCCAGCCGATCAGCATCCTGACGAACTCTTTCCAGCCCCCGGAGGCAAACGTGGTTGCATCGGCGTCGTCGCCGTCGCCGTCCACCGACCAGTTGAAGAAACCGCCGGCCTGGACGAGCGTCAGGGCCGTGCCGCTGACCAGGATCACGTCCGTCCCCTGAAGCGCCACGTCGAACACCACGACGCCACCGGCTCGCTCCAGCGTGAAGCCGGTTGTAACCGGAGCGGCGTTTTTCTTCACGGTGATCGCCGCGCCCGGAGGCCAGTACCGGCACGTCGGATCAGTCACCTGGTATCGCTTGTTTGCCCCGTCCTTTGTCGTAGCCTTGTCCGCAAAAGCAACCGGGGCGGTATCCACGTCTGAAACGTAGACCGCCCCGACTTTGCCTGCTATCGCCATCTTGCATCATCTCCTCCTGTCAAGCATCAAACACTTACGCCGGCAGCGTCAATGCTCCGGTGCCGGTAAAGTCGCAACTAAACGACGCCTTGTCGTCCACCGGGACTTCAAGTGACGGCTTCACGAACGCCGAACCGGTGAATGAAACCGTAGCATTCACTTTGAACGTGAACGCCAGGGCCGTGCCGGCTAACCAAGCCGCCAGGATCGCCTTCTGGCCATTTGTGTCGTCCGGCTTGTAGTTTCCTTCGAAACTGCCGGACCACTCCTTCAGGCCGGCCAGGTATTCCTTCCAGCCGTTGCTGTCGAAGGACGTGGTATCAATATCGTCCCCGCCCAGGTCGAGGCTCCAGGTCTTGATTTCCGCCACCTTGTTTGCTCCGAGGTTGACAGACCCGCCCTTGCCCGCTATTGCCATTTTCAATCACTCTCCTCTCGTTTTTATAATGCTGAAGTTGACCACCAATTCCACCCTATTGCTCGCATCCTGCCCCAGGGATTCCGGGGACTGGTTCGCCCTGATCAGGAGATAACGGGTATCGCTCAGCATCGTTTCTGTCAACCCATGCAGCTTGGTTATCACGGTTTCGATCTTCGCCCGGGCTGCCGGGTACGAGGTGTTTCTCACTCTGACCTGCAGGCCGGGGTACTCTCCATTCCAGTGCAAATCGGGGGGACTGCCGGCGTACTCAAAAAGAGCTACACAGTTATCCGGCTCGTCGGGCAGGCTTCCATTGAAAAGATCCGTGCCGACAGCGCCAACCCCTTGGCTTTGAAGGTAAGTTGCAATATCATCCAGGAGCATGGGCATCACCTCTCATCCTGGAGGGCTTTCTTGACGCGGAGATCGACCAGTTTCTTGACCTTGACCACGTTTCGGTTGTACGGGTCCTCTAAATACTTGGCCTTTCTCCCCTCTTCATGCCGGAACGTCAGATCCTCGTGCTGGCGACGAGCATAAGGGGTGTTGTAGGAAATATATACGGCATCCTCCCTTAACGCATAAGTAACCGTCCCTGACCGCTGCAAGGTTCCCGTATCGTGCGGCACCTCGTCCTGGGATTCGGTCAGAATGGCCTCGGCCCCATCGTGCAGCGCCTTCATGCTGGCCACTCTCGCAGTATTCTTTGCCGCTGCGCCGCGCCAGGTGTTCCTTGGCATCAGACGGCCACCTCCCTGTGGGATATGCTTCCTGATAGCCCCGGCGCCTCACCCACAGCGATCACAACCCACTCCCTGCCGCCGTAGGCCAGCACATCATCCGGCCGTACGTCCTCGATGCAGATCACCTCGGATTCGCTGACCACTTCCTTGCCTGTCTTGTCCCTGACCAGGCGGCGGCGGCCCTCCCAGCGGACCTTGATGGTAACAGGGTCGGCAAATATCGGTTCGCCATAACCGTCCTGGCCGGTTTTCTTTTTCCACACGGCGATCTGGTTAAGATAGTTTCTGATCACCGTAACCCACCACCCTTCACGCTTGAGCCGCGCAAGTACGCCCAGGCCTGCGGAGCGATAGCCGGGTCCCGTCCAGTGTCCTTGTACGTCTCTGACAGCTTCCCAACGCTCATACTGACCACCCCGGCCTGCTGCAGTTCTGATCTTTCGTCGCCCTGCAACAGGAACAGGGCCTGCTCGTAGACGGCATAAGAAAACCGGGTCGTGTCGGCCCGGTCTCTGTGAGGCTCTAACTGGCGTTCAGCTTGGGCCAGGGCTTTGGCCCTGGTCGGTTCATCGGCGCTGTCCCAGGCCTCGGCGTGGAGACGGGTGGAGAAATAATCATCGGCAGACACGGAATCACCTCCAAAAGAAAAACCCGCAGGGATTAGTATTCATATACCTTATGCAGGTATATCTCCAAGATCTGTCGAAACGAGTGGCGAAGGGAGGCTCCTCTATGTTAGAAAATTACATTGAATCAATTGAAACAAAACTAAAATATGCAGAATGCCATTACAACCAGGTTTCAGATTACGAAAATAATCGTAATGACAATTGGTTTTTATTCTGCAGTGCTGAATTTGTAGCCATGATGCAATCCTTGCATACTTGTTTCGATATCCTTGCACAATGGGTAAGCAAAAAATACCATCTTGGTTTATCAGAAGATCGGGTCTATTTTAGTAAAGTAAAAAGCATCCTTGAAGAAATGGACCTTAAAGAAAAAATAGAACAATTAGATAACGACGGTGCCTATTTAAATGCATTTGTAAATTATACAAAACATAGGAATATTATCCGAATCAAAAGTTTCCATACGCTGACATTGATGGGCATTTTTCCAGAAATTATAGTAATTGATAACTTTAATTATAACGGTCAAAACTATGATGGGATTAACTTGTTTTCATGCCTAAAGCAAACATATGAAACCATCACAGCGGATTTGAATGATATTCTTGATTTCTGTAGAGAAAATACATCCCCTACTGATTAATTAGACAGGGAGAGGAGCTCCCCTGCTCCCCCCCGCCACCACTACGCCCCCGCCGGCCACTGCCAATCTGTTCAAAACATACCCGGTGGCGCCTCCCCCTCCGGCAGGTCCACCACCACTACCCCAACCTCAATATAGTCCCCGCGGTCAACCGGCTCCGTCTGAAACACGGCCTGAGTTTCCTGGTCGAAGTCGGGGATCTCCGCATACACTATCGGTTTGTCTGGCATAGTTGCTCACCACCCTTCTGGCCTTGCTAATAGTAGTCACCGGCTTAACATATTTGTGATAAAACCTGAAACTGTCACTCCGCTTGATCCAGCCCCAGTAAGAGACTACGGCGCAGGCGTCCCTGCGGCTCATGTGCCGCTTCTTGCGGATCTTGCTCATGCGCCGTCTGATCCTGAGAGCGTTCCGCTTTCTGAGAATAGTCTTATTGCGGAAAAACCGAAGCCCCAGGAAGTCAATAGCCCTGTCATTGACCTTGAATACCTGCCAATCGCCTTTTAGCCTCAGGCCGATACTGGCAAGGTATTCAGCGATCTCCTTCCTGGCGGCGTGTAGTCGCTTCTTGTTGCCGCCAAGCAGGACAAGATCATCAACATATCTGATGTAATACTTAATGCCCAGCTTCTCCTTGATGTAGTGATCCAGCCCCTCCAGGTAAAGGTTGCTGAACCACTGACTGGTGTAGTAGCCTATCGGCAACCCGTGACCGGCGTCGATGATGGTGTCTATCAGCCAGAAACAGTCCCGGTCCTTGATCTTGCGGCGAAACATGGCTTTCAGGGTTTCGTTGTCGATGGACGGGTAGAACTTCGATATGTCCATCTTGAGACAATACTTCGTGCCTTTGTAATCCCTATCCAGCCACCTTCTCAGAGCCTTCTGCCCGTAACTTGTGCCTCGACCAGGGACGCTACCGCAGTTGTACTCGTACATGCCTCGCATGATGATAGGCCGCAGTTGCAGCACGAGCGCCCAATGCACGATCTGATCCGGGTAATACTTCGGTTTGCAGATGGCTCTCGTCTTGCCGCTGGAGCCGTCTAGGACAGGCTTTTCTATGTGGGGAGCCGGAACATATCGCTTGTTGAGCAGCAGATCCTGAACCTGTTTGGCGTAATGGTCGATGTTGTCAATGGCCCTCTTGACCCTGCGCTGCTCCCGTTTGCCCAGCGACGATTTCATGATCGCCAGTTTGATATTGTCTAAATCACAGATTTTCTCGTAGATATGGCCTGTGCGTTTCATAGGCCACCTTCTTATTAGCCTCAAGGTGTTTCGGTTTCCCTACTAGACCCTGCTCTTTACGGCCTGATTTTCACCGAGCGGTGAGGAATACGGAGCGCAAGAATCAGATTTTAATCGCTAATAAGAGTCTGCCTGACGACGTTCACGCTGGCATTGCCTGACGTGTTGTTCAAGTTCCACGTAGAGGGACCCGCATTAGCCCCGTTGTTCCAGTTACTCCTGCAGCGGGCAAGCACGAGCCCCGTATCCCTTGATTCTATTGGGGGCTAGCGCCCCCAAACCCCCTAAGAAGCTTTTTTAAGAAGCCGCCCGACGACGTTCACGCCGGCATTGCCCGACGTGTCGTACAAGTACCACGCAGAGGGACCCGCATAAGCCCCGCTGTTCCAGTAACTCCCGCAGCGGGCAATTCTCTGGTCCCCAGCGCAATAGTATCTATCGCAGTAATACTCAGTGCCTACAGTGGCGGCAGAAGTGGGTAATTCGCAGAACGGCCTGGCGGGATCGAAGCCCATACTCCGTATATAGACATCTGATACATCGTAATTGGCATAGCTCAACTGCTCATAGGGGCTGGCGAATAGGTTGGACGCATACTGAGCAGCATTTTTGCACACCCATGCTTGGTAGTTAGTGATGTTCAGGGCGTCCACAAACTGGTACAGATCCCCATAGGGGGATTCGATGCCCCGGTACGCTGCCGGATATTTTCCATCGCCGCCAATGATGCAGCCGCTGCTAGCGGCTATTCCTGCGCTGAATCCATTCTTCCAGCCGGTGTTGTACAGGATGTCACCGGCCACAACGTTAATTGCAGCACCGTCGAAGACTATGGCAGTCTGCCCCGCAGCAGGAGTATCAACTTGGATAGCGGTAATCGTGCGATCAGCAAAACGTTGGTTGCCGCCCAAAGTGGTCCCACAGCCGACAGGCTGGCCCACACGGTATGCAGCGGCCTGGGCGTTGGTCAGGATGATCCTGTTGGCTCCGGCCTCTGTTGCCAGCGCGACGTGGGATGCCAGATACTGCCCGGTCGTGTATCCCTGCATGACATTTTGCATGTTGAGAGTGGCGAATTCCACGAACATCAGGGTTCTGAGCACGTCTATAGCATGGATGTCCAGTTGCTGGTAGCCCGCCAGACCGCCAGTGTTGTTCGCCTGCGCAGCGGTGCGGTTCTGGATGATCGTCTGGTTGACAGTAGGCCACACATCGGGCTTGGATTCAAGCTTGCCGCCAGTAATAGACCCCTTATGCTTACCGTGATCATAGTAGGGAAGTTCCTTATTGTTCGTGAAATCCCAAAACAGCCACGGCAGGTAGAAGCCGGGATAGCGGTACTTCGAAACTTCCCATGATTTGTAATCGGCGCGGTCCTCCTTGCGAATGTAGAATTTTGGAATGCGCCGGAACACGTTGCCGTAATCATCGATGACGGTTCCGATCTCTCTGTAAATCTGCGCGTTATCAAAGTCGTTCTGGACGATCTGACTGCCGATGCCGACATTGGCTACCATGCCAACAGCGTCGTGGATTCTGGTTAAGACAGGTGAGCTGCCCTTGGTCCAGGACACACCGTAGATTTTGGCAGGGCTATCACCACCGGCAAACACGGAATCGGTATAGTTTTTAGCAAGTTTTAGGGTTACAGCATCCATTAGACAGCCCTCCAATTCGTGCCATCAGAGATTTCGATATCGTTTGTATCGACGCTCCAGTATGTCGTGCCAGCTATTACGGCACTTGCCGCGGGTTTGTCGGCGGCGAGGCCGCGGAGATCATATGGATTGCGTAAATACATTACCCATTCCCCGATTACAGAATCATAACTGCACGGCGTGCGATCTTTCGAGGCGTTTTGGTTGAAATACGCGTCAAATTCCTGTCCTGGATCAGCCAACTGTGGCACCTCCCAAAATTTTGGGAGACAGCCCAAAAAGACCGTCTCCCTCTTATCTCACCGCTTACGGCAGCACCGTGGCAATATACACCGCGTCCGCCATCGGGAACGTCGGGATACTCGTCGCAGCCGCCTTTGTCCACACGGCCGGAGGCTCCTCAATCGCGTCCACCCGTGCGTACACCCCGGCAGCTTCCCTGGCCTCGACCTCGGTGTCCAAGAGAGCCTCGGCGGTTGGCCCGATCAGGGTCTGACCAAGCGAATCAGGCGGCAGCAGCACGAACTTGTTGGCCGGGAAAAACCGCAGGCTCGTGAGCGTGCCGTCCTCGGCCTGCGCCCGCACCTGCAGGTCGTAGGTGGCGATCTGCGGCAGGTCAAGGGTGCCCAGCAGGTCGTTGACCTGGTTGACGCTGACCGCCCGCGAACCGCCCTGGTCGCCGTAGATCATCTTGCGGATCTGGGCGTTCCTGACCAGGTTGGCCACGACAGTATTGCTGGTCAGCGCCCTGGCCGGACGGATACCGCAGCCAGCGACGACAGCATCCACCCAGGCCTGGATCATAGTCACGGGTTCGGCGTTGGCCTTGGTCCAGTTGCCCTCGGCGTCGTTGTCGGCGTTCAGCACCACGATCTGGCCGACAGGCACACCGTAATCGACGGTCATGATCACGCCGTTCTCGTTGAGCACAATCTGGCCGGACGACACGGCGTCCATCCGCATCTTCTCGATCCGGGCGTTCACGGAATCGATCATGTTGTCCAGGTCGTTGTACAGCGTGTTGCGCACCATATCGTTGTCGCCGGCGCCCTCACGCTTCAGGGCGATCAGATCCCGCTCGTTCAGGTTGATCTTGCGCTTGATCGGGGGGATCTCGCCGGAAATCTTGGTCGCCCCGTCCCTCGATGCGATCTGCGCCTCGGCGCCGTAAGCCTGGACGTTCGCCATGACCGGCAGCAGATTCAAGGACTTCCAATACTCGAAGGTCAGTTCGTTGACCGTGTTGGCCGGGAACAGGGAAGCGCCAACATAATTGCGGGGCTGCCGCGCCCGGGCGTAGGTCAGAACGGCCTTGCGGGAAAACTCTTTCAAGAGAGCGAAAGACATTTCCATTCCTCCAGTTTTCAGATTTTCTTTTACACGAAGCTGATGCCGGGCATCCCAGCCTTGACCGCGTCGTTCGGGGCCTCTGGCAGCCGGGCAACGATCACTCGGGCCTGATCGTAGGCCGTGGCCACCTGATCAAGATGCGCCACGCCACCGGACTGTGTGTAGGTGGTGAAGATCACGTCCTCGGCCAGGAGCAGGGTCGGAACCACGTTGGCGTCGGCGCCGTTTGCCAGGGCCGCAGCCGCTACTGCAGCCACTACACCGGTCCCGTCGCTGGCGCCCGAATTGGCGGCCACGACCAAGTCTTTTGCCAGCAGAGAGGCGTTGACCGCGTCAATGACATCCGCCGCTGTCGAGGAGATCGCTCCTGCGGCGCCGGTAGCCAGAGACACCCGGATCTCGTTGTTGACGACCGTCACTTCCAGGGGCTTGTTGTTTCCGCCCGGGTTGAGCAATGCCACATTGATGCCGTTGCCGGCAACTCCGCCGGTCACTGCAGTCCAAAGTATGGCGTTGTTGCTACCCACGACACCAGTAGTCTTGCTGGCCTTAACCCCGGGCACGTACTTCTTGTACTTGTCAGTGGCGCTGTCCTTGCCGATAAACGTGCCGGCTAACAGTTTCTTCAGACCGGTTTCCGCGTCGGCAGTGACGGCTGCGGCGTCCAGCGTCACACCGCCCCGGACGGAGCGGGTCTGCTGGCTATCCAGGAAGTTGATTTCACCACCGAAAGTGGTGGTTTTGAGCGAAAAGTTTTGAGCCATGTTTTTCGGTCCTCCTCGGTTACTCGTTTTACTTGCGCGCCCAGGGGTCGAATCCGCCCTGGACCTCAGGCTTCTTGTTTCTCTCTTCCGCGTACTTTTTCGCAGCGGCTACCGGATCGGGCGGTTCGCCGGGGCCGGGGTTGGTGCCAGAGCCGACACCGCCTTTGCCGCCCTTGCCCACCAGGTAGGGCTTGGCCTTGACCAGCGCCTCCAGCGCTTCCTTGGCGCCCTCCACCTCGCCGGCGTCGGTGATCTTGACGTTCGTCCTGTCGATCAGCAGGAAGGCCGCATCCGGGTCGATGATCTGCATCGATACCGCCAGGGTCTTCACCTCAGCCTTGACCAGCCGCTCGTTCGCCCTCGTTTCGGCCGCCTGGGCCTTGGCCTGGGCGTCAGCCACCTGTTTCTCAAAATTCAGCTTCGGATCGGGTTCGATACCCAGGGCCTGCAGAATCTTTGCCGTGGTCTCCTGGGGTAGGATCGCCATCTTGGCCTCAAGCTCTTTGTTCTTCACCCGGTTAGCGGCCGCCTCGTCCCGGAGCTTCTTGACGTAGGCCTCGTCGTAGGTCTTAGGTTCCGGCGAATCTGCCGGCGGATCTTTCAGTGCTGGCGGATCTGCCGGCGGACTGCCGCCTCCGCCCGGATCACCCTCGACTAACAAAGCAAAGCGCCTCCACGGGTCATACATCCAATCCTTGAGCATCTAGCTCATTCCTCCTCGGGCGTCCAGCCCAATAAAATAAGCCCTCCAGGGGCCTTAAGCAGGTTAAACGAAAACCCCCGGCGAATAATGCCAGGGGTGATGGTATGAAGCCGATTGATCCCAATTGGAGCCTGCAAAACGATTTTCAGTCAGTAACCGTAGGAATCAATACTCGTCTATGGATTTTACGCCAACAAGGTCTCACCCCAACTTTAATACGATTAGGCAAGGAGCACTCCCGCCTGTTTTGGAAGGAGCGGGGTGTTGGCTTCATCCCGGCCGGGCCGCTGAAGCTCATCTCCGGCGACGTGTTCTGGGACGAGGGACACCACTGTTGGTGCTACTCCAGAAAAATGATCCCCATGCAGTTCAATAGCAAAGGGATCATCGGGATTGCTGTTGAGGGGGAGCCAAAGCCGAAAAAGAAGAGCACCCGTGACTAGGCGCCCTTTTCTCTCTCAGGTTCAGGCGGATACTCGCCGTAGACCTCCCGGTATTTCTCGCGATATCTTTCAAGGTTTTCCTCGGACGTTAAACTGTAATCCGGCGTAAAATCAACTAGGTCCAATCCTACTGGAGTTTTCTTCACGGCGCGTCCCACCTCCTGTAATCCAACCCGAGCGAAGAAGAAAGGTCTTCCATGATTTTATGGGTATGCTCATTCCATGCCTGGGCAGATGTCATCTTACCTGTCCTAACCAGGTCGCTGTAGTGTTTAAAGTACCTGGTTATATACCTCTGATATTCTGCTGCAACTTGTGATTCGCGAATCTTGCCCGTGTTCGATAACTTGCCGACATAGTATTTTGTTCCGTCGTGAGCGGATATGAACATACCGTTAACAGAATCAAAACGAACAACCATCTGGACATCTGCATCTGAAAAGGCAGAGCTGCTTGGGTGATTATGGACCAACATAACGCTGCGTGCCGGCGCTTTGCTTAAAAAGTCAATTAGTTGCTGCGGGAACTGGACTTCACTGCCGGTGCCTGCAACCTTATTATACACCGTATTTCCTGTTTTTGCATCAAGGGTCAACAGGCATTCGGTATTTGTCTTTACGCCGTGATCTAGGGCATCAGACAAAGCCTGAGCGATACCGGGCTTTGCCGCATCATCCAGGCCAGAAACTGGGATGTCACTTGCTTTGGCGGCGGCAGCAGGCTCAGCGCCCTCCCCTAGCTTCTCCTCCAGCTTTTCAATTTCCTCATCCAGGTTGATGCTTAACCCGTACGAATGTTCGCAATTAGGATGGAACAGCCCTGCATCCTTCGCCTCCTGCAGGGACGGATAGCCCGGCGTCTGGCCGGTCAGCGAGAGGACCTTACCCTGCCAGGGGATGCATTTGGCGCAGGCGCCGGCGTGAGTGCTCACCTTCACCAGGTCGTGGCCGTTCTCCAGGAGACGGTTGGCCGTCCCCTGCAGGTGCGCCTCCATCGTTGTCGTCCTGGCTACCATCTCGGCGTATGTCCTCATGTTCCACTGCCGGCCGGCGGCGTCCTTGAAGCCGGTAACGCCCTGCTCGGCCAATTGCTCCCGGTAGTTCCTCGCCACCCGCTGATACGTTTTGTAACCAATAACGCTGCCCTTGACGTTCTCCAGCGCCAGGTTGCGGTAAATGTCGTCCACCCGGCGCCCGATGAAGTTGCCAACATCGTTGAACCGGTCATAGGCCGATTCGGCCAGCACCTGGGCGGCTTGTTGGTGGATGCCACCGAAACCGGCAGCAACTTTCTCTCCGCGAGCTGTCAGCATCTGATCGGCGTTGTTGGCGCCCTGGACATAGATGCCGGGGATCGCCTGTTCACACCACGTCCGGGAGCCGTTCAGCAGGTCGGTGATAATTGCCCGGCTGTTCTGCAGCATGGTCTGCAAATACTTCAGGTCGTTGCCCCGGAGCAGCCCTCGGTTGATCTCGTTCAGGATCTCGGTCTCGGCGTCGGAGTATAACTGAAAAAGCCTGGCCACCTGATCGTCGGTAAACTGGGTCAGCCTGGCCATCAGCTACCACCACCCAATTCGGGCAGTGTCACCCTTGGCCCGGTTTCAGGCGCCGCCACCGTCTGCCTCTCAGCTTTGATTCGCTCCATCTCATCTGTCAGGGCCTCGCCATCCAGCCCGTCCAACCTCCGCAAACTGCTTTCCAGGCTGGTGTTGCCGGCCGATGTCCGGCTGGCCTCGATCTCCGCCTGCTCCAGCGGATCATCAGGTAATCCGTCTTTCCATTCCAGCCTCGGTATCGTCGGCTCATAACTCCCGGAGCCATGTGTCACGTCCAGCACTTGGGCGGCGTAGAGTATATTTTTCAAGCCCTGGTCGAAGTAGAGCTTTTTCCGGTTCACCTTGGCCAGGGTTCTGAGCAGCCGGAACTTCAGCGCCCGGCCTGACTCTGCCGCTCCATCCTTGTCCATACCAAAAGCCGCCGGCGAAACCTCGGACATCATCATCAGTAAATCGAGCAGTTTGTCAATCTGCTTGAATGCGGCCTCCAGTTGGGCATCCCACACCAGGTAGCGGGGAATGTCCTTCTCGGCCATTTCATTCGGTATCTCGACCACTTGCAGGGATTCTTTCTCGATGTACCACTGCCTGGTGCGCAGATCGTACTTCATCATCCCGGGCGGCAGGATTAGCTTCGGATCTGAGTGCTTGTCGAGAATCCGGCTGATCTTTGATATCCGGTTGTTTAACTCATCAAACAGCGATTCCAGGTCGAGATAATCCGAGAAGCCCCAAAACATATCATCGAGGCGCCAGTTCGGAACGTGCTCCACCAGCAGGCCGGGGTAACCGGTCTCCTGCTGCTCCGGCAAGCCGGCGTACTCGTCAAAAGTGCTCAACGGCACCCGGTTTCTGATCTTGCTGCCGTCCAGGAGCCAAAGTTCGTTCCTAATCTCCCCGGGCAGGTGAATCTCCTTGCGCAGATACTTCCTGTCATTCTGCTCTTTCACCCAGGCCAGGGTGGCGCCGGTCATCTCCTGCACGTTATCGGCGTTGAGATGCGGGAAGAACACACCGGCCGGCACCGACTCTATGATCACCCGTTCATTCTCCGCCCAGGGGCGAGGCAGACCAAACCTTGCTTTGTAAACAGCATCGCCCCGCCAGCTACTAGATAAAGCCATCTCGTAATTTTTTGTGTGCAGGTTATTGTCGGTGATAATGGTGTCCAGTGCTTCCTGCTCCGGGCTGTCCTCGTCGCCGACCGTCACTTTCAGAGATTCGCCGAACAGCAGGTCGGCGCAGATCTTCGACACCAGGCCGGCGAAGTTGCAGACGATGTAGACAATCGCCTTGTCGACTTCTTTGTCGAGCCACTGCTGCACCCGCTGAAAAACTTCGGTATGGTCGCCCTTGAAGAGCAGGCGGTAGCGAGCATAATTCTCCAGGCGTTTGTTGTGGCCCTCGGGCGGCCAGGTATCCCACTTGTCCATGTTCATCACCATCCCTGCGGCTTCTGAGCAATAGCCCGGGCAGCGTATCTCCCCAGTTTCGTAAACACGGCGTACCTCAGGGGATCCAGGCAGTGATCGTCCTTTTTCTCGACCTCTTCCCTGAGCGTGCCGTCCTTGTTCTCCCGGTAGTGATAGCTCTCCATCTCCCGGATCGTATTGCGGCACCTCGCCGAAATGAAGAGACGCGGCCGGGTTGTAATCTGGGGCGACGATCCAGTAATTCAGGCGCCCCTGTTTCTTTGCCCGGTCACGGTAGGCTTTCCGGATGAACTCCCGTGCGCAGGCGTAGGTCTTGCCTCCCCGGGTGCCAGCAGCCAGAGCCTTGAAGCGGGCTTTGGATTTGTGAAACGGAACCTGCTTGGCGTGTGGGTGATAATTGGCGAAGAGTCTCCGGATCTCCGGAGGCCTTGCAGGGGCCGGAGCCGGGACGAACATGCAGGCCAGGATCAGCGCGGCCGTGACCAGCACCCGCCTAATCATCCTGGTCGCCTTCTTCCTCGTCGTCCACGCCGGGGATTCCGGTGTCGATGTAGAGCGGCTTATCATCGCCGTCCTCGGATTCCGCCTTTTTCTTTTCGAGGTCCAGGCGCTCCCGGGCCAGTTCCATGTCCTGCTTCAGCTTGGCGACTTTGGTTTTCTGCTCATCGGTCGCCATGGCCTCATAACGCCCGATCAGCTTCTCCAGGGTGGCCATGGCTTTGGACTGGGCGGTCAGGAATGTTGCATGACGGTCCCATGAGAACTGGAATTCGTATTCATATTCGCACTCGTTAGAATCAGTGCTCGTTTTCTCGGTACGCCTGGCGCTGTTTTTTTCATATGACCGCTTGAGCTCCTTGATCATCTCTTCTTTTTCGGTCACGTACATGATTCGCTGCGCCCGAGCAATCGCCGTGTACTGGATGACGATCTGATCCCACAGGATGTCGATCGGGCTCTTGCCGTCGATCTCCTCGATGATCGCTTTTACCTCCGGGTCGTCCGGCATAATCCGGCTATAAAATCCGTGCCTCAACCCATTCTTATTCCCCGCCGGCGCTCCCGTCCCCGGGGCCCCGCCGTGCACCCAGCAGACTTCCTTGCCCCGCTCTGCCGGGTTGCCGCATGGCTGGCCGTCGCGGCGGTGGGCGGTGCAGATGCGGTCCGGATCAGGGTCGGAAAGGATCGCCCGGCGGTCACGGCGGAGCTGGCCGAGCTCCTTCTGTTCAGCAGGGGTCAGTTCCTCGAAGGGGATCTCGTTCAATTCGGCCAGACGAGCCTCTATCTGCAACAAATAAGCCTGACACTTATCGTCAGGCCAGTCGGTGAACTGTTTTCTCAGGGCGTCCCAGGCAGTGTGTTTTTTGTCCGGTTTTTCTTTTGAGCCAGTTTTTTTGTCCGGTTTTGTCCGGTTTTTTTGTCCGGTTTTGTCCGGTTTTTGATCCCCGTTTTTATGCCCCAGCTTCTTGAACATCTTCCGGATCAGATCATAGCTGAGATCCTTTTTCTCGCAGAACTCCGTCAGGTTTTTGTATCTCCCCTGGCAAAACTCCCGGTATAAACCTGCTGGATTGTGCTTTGCGGTCCGGCCCATCACCTCCCACCTGCCTTAATTGCTGTTAACGCGCTTGGTTATAAAACCATTATCTTCACCGTTTTTTACTTTTGCATACTTGAAATACTATGGTCAAAGGAGGCGGTGAATTTGTTTGGTGATATAAAAGACAGCACACACTCTTCCGGTTTTGCAATGATAACCCTTGTGTCGATAGCTTTAACCATCCCTTTTATTTGTTACGCAAAAGATATTGCAGCCTCGCTTCGGGTTATTGCCGGGAGAAAATCCGTACCGTAAGAAAAACGCCCCGGGGGGCGATATTTTGCGTGAAATAAATAGAGCCCAGAGGCTCAGCAACAATATCCAACTGGGTAAGCATGTAATTTATACAGTTTATTCGACATTACGTTTGAAGTTATTAGTTTTAAGAAGTGCCATTAACTAATCTGACTGCTTCTTTCAATACTTTCTCAATATCACAAATAATATTATCGATATCCTCCAAAATTTCATCATGTCTGTAACGTAGTGAAGTAAAGTTTATTCTCTTTCCTTCTCCCTTCTTTGTTATTGGATATCTAAGTGCTTCATTAAGTTTACTATCGTAGTTTTCAAGACGGTTTGTATCTCCAAATTCTTGTATCAATCTTTGCTTAGGTCCAGATCCGACGTAGGATGAAATAAGTTCAATATAATCATTGCTAAACCGTTTATCGTTTCTAAGATAGTCAATCATTTTTCCAGTTTGATGAGTATCTGCAGGATCCTCATCTATCCAAATGGCTAACCCCTTAACTAACAATTCCATCCCTTGGCGCAATAGGAATAGTGCCGGCGTTAACGTGTTAAAATCACTCCATTTAGTAGCCTCAATAAGTTCATAAGTTTCTATTTTATGATCAGACACAATAACACTTATGTTATTACTATCCCTTAGTTGTTGTAATATTAGTTTACTTGTCAGTAAGTATTGCTGTGAAAGCTGCAAAAAGTCATAGTAAACTTTCATAATCAACACCTACCTTCTCCTTTCAACATTCGCCGAGAGGAAGCCTTTTCCTGCTAAATACCCTATGAAAAAAAGCCGTGAGGCTTTTGGCTGGCTAATTCCAACATTCCCGAGGATACATTTTTTTTATCTCTTCACTAACTTTCTTTGCCTGCTCAGCGGATTTCTGCGACATTATAGCTATGCCTTCCACAAAACCAGCATTACTACCACAAACCACATAACATAAGTTTGATATATTAGCATAAGTGTTATAGTTTATATAAAATCCACGAAGATCTAATAATTCCTTGAGAAGAGGGTAATATTTTTTATCATCTCCTAATACACCCGACGAGAGAATTGACTCAATTATTGACAACCTCTGAGGCATCATCATACAGGATGCTCCTTGTCGAATATCTTCTATGGGTTCCGCTAGATCTCCCCAGAGTTGTTTTAATAAACAATACCGAAGGCGGTTTCTCTTGATCCGCTCGTTAAAAGTTGCTAAAATGTATCCAATTATTACACCAATTACCGTAGTTATAGATCCCAAGAATAGTTGTTCAGCAGTCACAAGAATCCCTCCCATTCCCCTTTTTTCGCTGGGAAGAAAGGGATTTCCTGCAAGAATAATAAGCCGCCCCACCCGGGCGGCTCTCTGTTCGCACTTTTTCCATCGTACAAAAGCATATCACGTCATTTGTGCAGGCGTCTAGTGCATGATTTAGGCACGCGATTTGTGCAACTCAGACAGCCCCGGCTCCGTAGAACCAGACGGCCAGAACCCGCACCAGGCGGCCCCTGTTGCGCCTCACCGTGCTGGGATCGCAGGGAATCTGCTTGGCGATCTCCTCGTCCGAAATCTGCTCAAAATATCGCCCCTTGACAGCGAGACAATAGGGATCGCTCTCAATCTGCTCCAGCGCTTTTTTCACCGTGGCGATCTCTTCCTCGTCTGCTGCGATGCCGGCCCTGATATCCCGGGCCACCGCCTCCACTATCTCGTCGGCCGACAGCCGGACACCGGTCTTTGCAAAGCGCAGGACATCCTTGCTCCGTTCGTGCGGCCCGTGGCTCAGGAGATCCTCAAGCCGCTCCCTGGCGTCGTCGACCTTCTTGATGAGCGTCGGCAGGGCGTACAGCCTCCGCTCGGTCGCCCGGTAGGCATCTCTTGCCGTCTGCTCTGCCTGGGAGCGCCCGGCCGCAAGCCCCGCCTGCACGGCACGCTGAATGATCTGGTCGATCTCGGCCTGTTTCTGTTTCTTGATCAGCCTTGCCACCTCCCCACGAGATATGGTATTCTATGGTTGCATAGGCCATATATTTAGTACCATTGACCCCGGAAGGGGTTGCCTTTTTTTCTCCAAGGGGGCAGCTGTCACGTTAAAAATATCGCTTCTCATTTTAGGCGCTCTTGCCGTTTTCATCGCCGGGTTTATCGCCGGAGAAAAGCACCATGTGGCAAGGCTCAGGAATACCCGGTATTTTCGCCACCTCTACAAAAGGTTTTGAGTGCCCCTCTTCCTCCATCCCAGCCTTCAGCACTTTGATTGCATCCCGTAGCTCATCCGCCGCCCGCCAGGTCCGCCGCCGCCTCACAGTCGGCTGCTCATCCTGCACATGCCCGAACGGCGGCTCCGGGAGTTCCCCCGGCACCGCCTCGCAGTCCTCCCACTGTACTTCCGTTAAACTGCACCGTGCCCAGGGGCTGCCCTCCCGGTCATCCAGCAGCAGGCCGGCAGAGAGCAGTAGCCGCTGGCCAGGGTGCAGTATTTTGCGGCCAGGCCGTCGGGTACCGGTAACACTACCGCCCGGTCAGGGTAAATCAATACGGCAATCATCCAGCCTCCGCCCCCTTCTCCACCAGCTCCCCGATCCAGGCGCCGGCGCCATCGTTCCACTCCAGCTTATAGGCCGCAGGGAAGGCGATGCCCCTCTCCTGCAGCGCCCTCATCAGGTACATGTTCGTATATTTCAGCCGATGCCTGGTTTCCTTTTCGAGAGTGAGCTTCTTGCCGTCAGCGGACTTGACTATAGCGATGCGCCGGCCCTCGCTGGCCGGGTCGATGAGGAACATCACGCGATCGTCAGCCGTCAGCGTGGTGGCCACAATGGCCCCGTCACCCCGGGCAGATAACCGCAGAACCGGATAGGGCGCCTGGTGCTGCTTGCTCTCGACCGGCTGCCAGGTCGACAGGTCGATCGCAGGCGCCGGGCTGGGCTCCGGTTCCTCGAACATCTCCCGCAGCTCGGGTTCGGTCGGCTGCCGGGGTTTCAAGTCATCGAAGCGGTCAAGCTGCTCCGTGTTTAGCTGGGGCGCCGATTTTTCCTCTTCGATTTCCTGCAATACTGCTGCTGCCATCCTCTTTGCCTCCTCCGGGTCATGCTTATCCCCTTGGGGCTGCCTCTTGTGCAGCCCCAAGCGCTCCAGCTTGTAGTAAAGCGCCGCTGCATTCTTGAATCCATACATCTGCTGTATCTGCGGCTTGGTCACGCCCTGAGCCAGCAGCCGGGCCGCCTGCTCCCTGGTCAGGTCCGCCGGCGCCAGGCTCTCAGGCTCCCGGGCGGGCGCTGCTGTGTCATCTGCTATGTCAAGTGCTATAGCAGGCGTTGCAGCATCCGCTTCCTGGACCACCGTCACGCCGGTCCAGGGATATTCCGGCATCCCGTTCTTCTTCTTGACCCCGTGCGTGGTCAGGAACTCGAGCGCCTTCACGCTGTTGCCGGCAAAGTAGAGATCTGCGATCGCCGCCAGGGTGACGCCCTTGCTTACCAGCAGTTTTGCATCCGCCGGCGTCAGGTCCTCGGGTCTCATCCTGGCCGCCCGCTCCAGCGGCAGTCCCTGCTTTACGCAGTAGACCGGATGAACGCCAGTCGTGACCGGCCCGGACTCTTCTTCGGAACGCTGCGCCAGTTCCTCTGCCTCAGCCTTCCGGATCGCCGCCGGGTCAAACTGTACATCATCGACTATTGTCATGCCGATGTTCCTGCCCTTTGACATCAAGCCCCCCCCCCGCTCTGTAGGTCTCAAACGCCATTCTCGATCGCTCCTTTCACGTCCTCAACGCTCCTGGCCAGGATGTAGATCCCGCCATGCTTCTCAACTTCGCTTTGAAACTGCGCCTGGTCATCTGACTGCCGGCCGCCCGGGCGCTTGACCTCTATCCAGACGCTGCGGCCGTCCTTGATTGCGTACAGGTCGGCCACGCCCGGGTAGCAGCCCAGGGACTGGTGAACCTTGAAGCAGAACCAGCCGGTCCAGCGGAGGTAGTCACGGATTGCGGCCTGGATGTCGGATTCCCGGACGGTCTGCCTCATCCCGCCCTCTCCCCTTCCCTGATCACCGTGACGCACACCCAGCCGCCGGCGATATCGGGCAGGCAGATGGCGTAGAGTTCGCCGCCCAGAGGGACGCGGACCCTCAGGTCCTGCGCCTCCACACCTAGCGGCAGCAGGCCGAAGAGGCGCCGGGCCACCGCCCCGGAGGTGAGCTCTCCTTGGCCGCCGCGCTCTCGGTAGCGCTGGTAGGCGTGGGGCTGGACGACGACGCGGGTGCAGCGGGAACGCGGTGGCATAGGTATCACCCGCCTTTCATGGGGTAGGCTCCTCTTCCGGGCAGCAGGGCACGAGCCTTTTCCCGGTGGCAGCCTCGTACTCCCGGATAAACTGCTCCCGGTCCTCGGGCGCCAATGGGGGGACTATAGGGGGGTTATGATCATGATCAGGATCCAACAGATCTTGATCCGTTTTGTTTTGTTTAAATAATGTGCCACTGCTGTGCCTACTCGCGCGCAACTGCTGTGACAACTGCTTGACTCCTGCCGTGCCTACTTTTTGACAGTCAACCCCCGCTGTGCCTACTTCTGTGCCTACTTTCTTACTATCAGAGCCCGATTCTTGACTATCGCTGACCTTACTTTCATCTTGTGTGCCTACTTCTGTGCCTACTTTTTGATAGTCAGTGTAAAACGGTATCCGGTCGTACACTCCCGCCTGGTTCGATCGCCCTTTCCTATACCTCAACCTCCCTTTCGAACATAGTGCCGACCTGGCTTTATCCAGGCCCTGGCGGGATAATCCGGTCATCAACTGCAGCATGAGATTTGGGGCGGTAAAGCTACCCTGCCATCCGGTCTTGTTGTCGATGCTCATCAGAGCCAGACATAACGCGACCTGTCCGGTTGAGGGCCGTTCGACCAGCGCCCAATCCCAAAACGCATTCAATTCGCGGATATAGTTCATATGTTTGTCTCCAGCGCGACAACCACGTAGACGTAATGCGCCCGACCGAGCCAACTCACAGCCTGATCCATCAGCGCCAGGCTCAGGTGAGTTTTCAGCTCCACCACAGCCACGATGGGCTTGCAACTCCCGACAATATCGGCACGAGGACCGCCATAACCCGGCTGCACCTCGGAGTACACCTCAAACCCTCGTTCCTCCAGCCACTCCCTGACAGGCTGGAATAGATCCGTCTCTTTCAAGTCGCTACGCCGCCTTTAACTCTCTCTCTCTCTCTCTGAAGTCGAACACCAGTTGGCGGTAGCTACTAGTAGTAGCTACTTCCGGTAAATACCCGTAGTAGATCCGCTCCAGCTCCTCGGTGGTGTACCACCTGGCCGGCCGGAGCAACCGCCCCTGCAGCTTCCGGAGCAGCCAGGCCCGGGCCGGCTTCATGATGCCGCTTCCTCCCCATGCCCGCACTCGTACCCCTGGCAGATCAGCAGGGCGCCCCGGCCGCGCTCCAGGATGAGCACGCGCTTGATGCACTCCCCATCGAGATTGTTGACGCAACCGGTCTCCTTGCAGACGATCTCAGCCACCGGCAGTAGCCTCCTCTCCCTCTTCCTCGCCGGTTGCATTCCCGGCCTCTTCTTTTTCTGCCGCATCCACCCGGTTCCTGAGCGACACATATTCGCAGTAGGCGCAGGCGACGTGCGTGATGATCTCCAGCAGTTGTGGTTTCGTCGCCGACTTCAGCAGCGATTCCCTGATCCTGTCGGCGGCCCAGCTATTATAGAAGGCACCGTTGATGAGCGACAGCACGGCCACGGTTTGCTTCTTGTCCGACATGGTATCCCTGTTCGTGTATACCCGCTCCCACCGTTCCGCAAAGGCGGCCAGGTCGTTTGGCAAATCTTCGTCGCTGTCATATTGCTTCGGTTCATAGCAATGCTCTCCGATAAAATTGTCGATTGCCTCGGCCGCACTCTCGCCGAGGCCGCCCTCTACGTCATCCCAGTCAAGCTTCTGCGGCCTGAAGATCCCCATTTTCCCCGGTAGCCCCCTCTCCATCTTCATCCCCGGCCACAGCGCCCAGGGTGAGCTTATACGCCCAGTCTTCGTCATTGATGCTGGCCAGCAGGGCGACGTAAGCCGCCTCCGCTATATCTTCATCGCTCAATTCGCGGAGCTTTCCGAAAAGCCAGGCTGTCTGCTTTTCCTCGTCATCAGCCTCGTCCTCAGAGGGCATCTCCCAGCCGAAGCGATCGCAGACGAACTCCAGGGGGCATTTGCTACCGACGTAATAGCCATTCTCCTCGGCCAGGGTGATGGTCCGGAGGGCCAGGAAGAGCAGGGCGGCCGGCTCCAATACCTCATCGAGGCCTGTTCTGGCCAGCGACTGAATTCTCTCATCCCAGGCCTGCTTTTCCCGCTTGAGGGCCTCCTTATGCTCCTGCTGTGCCTGTTCATGTTTGCGCTTCATGCAGCCCGGGTCCATGCACACATATTCGACCTGATTGTCGTAACCGAGAACAGGCCTGATCTTCTCGCACTCCTCGCACTCATCAGGCTTGCTGTTCCAGAACCTTTCGTAGGAATTGCCGTCCAGGTCTCTCAGGTACGGCAGGTCGGATGGGGCGCCGTCACCCAAGGCGGCAGTGATGTTCTGCTGTATCTCTTCCTTCTCGACAGCCTTCTGCTTGGCGCTCCAGCACTTTGGGTCCATGCAGTGGGGGCGCTGTTTTTTTCCGCCGTACTCCTTGACCATAACCCTGTTGGGGCAGGTATCGCAGCCCTCTGCAGTTGGATCGAATTTTGGTTTGTTATAACCACCTAAAAATAGGGGCGTGCTGTATAACCGGTTGCGCAGGATGGACTCGATCGTCTCCTCGCTCTTGGCTACCGGGACGCCTTCAAGGTCTTTGGCCAGCTTTTCAATCAGTTCGGCGTTATTGGCCACCTTGACCAAGAGCAGGGCCTGAGAGGGCGGCATTATTTCACGTGAAATATTTACCTGAACTGTCTCCGGGAGCTCGAGCAATCGCAACCGGTTTGCGATGTAGGGCTGGCTGACCCCCAACTTGGCCGCTAACTCTGTCTGCTTCCACCCCCGGTCGATCGCTGCCTTGAACGCGTTGGCCTCCTCGATCGGGTCGAGGTCCTGGCGCTGGATATTCTCGGTCAGCATCACCTCGAATTCCTGGTCCGGCGTCAGGTCACGGACAATGACCGGCACTTCCTGGAGCCCGGCGGCCTGGGCACCGCGCCATCTTCTCTCGCCGGCGACGATCCGATACCGGCCCTCTCTCTTGCAAAGCTCGTAAAATTCTTCGATCTGGCCGCCGCCTTCTTTTATTTTGGCTGCCAGCCGATCAACTACCAGTAACGGCTCCAGGATGCCGACCGCCTTGATGCTCTCGGTCAACCTGTCCATTTCCTCCTGGTCGAAGCGCTTCCGAGGGTTGGCGGGGTTGGGGTAGAGCAGGTTGATGTCGATCATGGAGTAGCCGGTACCGGTGTTTTCTTTAACGATCGGGGTGGTTTCTGAAACGATCGGGGCGGTTTTGATAACGGTTTCGGGTGTTTCGATAACGGTTTCCTGTGCATCCTGGGCTGGCCTTGGGTAGTCGAGAGACAGCGGCTCGCTGGAACTGTGTCCATCGAATTCGAGGAGCAAGCCATCTTGGAGCCTGACAATGAACCTGTATTCATGCCCTGTCTTGGCGTCCTCGTAGATGATGCTGTAGTCGCTGCCAGGCAGGCACAGCACGTCCTTTACGGTGCCGCCCTGGCCGCGGGAATTGAACAGGGACCGCCCGATGAGAGCCTTGACGGGATCGGGGACGGCTTCTTCCTGCTCATCCTCGGGATACTCTTCCTGTATAAATCCTTCTTTTACAGCTAGGTCAACCGCGGCATCAAAAGCATCATTGTCTATTGCCGCACTGCTAGCAGCCCCCTCAAGCTTCCACTCCGGATGCCGGTTGAACCACTCGCAGGAATCCTTGTGTGCCATAGGTTTCTGCTTCAACTGGCAGAAGCACCATTTCCCGCCGTCGTAACCGGCCAGCAGCCCCGTATTCCAGGAATTATTGCAGCAGTGTATGCAGGCCTTTTCTTCCGTTGAGGCGTTGTAGTATTTCCGGTAGTGTTGACAATCTAAGAAGCGATCGAAGCAATGCGAATCCGCTTTATTCCGGCAGACCTTTTTACTGTCAAACTCCCTTTTCCCCAGGATGCGGCAATCAGAATCCTGGCATTGTATATATTCTTCTCCGAGAACTCCCAGGAACGGGCACCGTGGCTTCCAGGCCTGGGCCTCGGCGACCTGGACTGGCTCCGCCTCTTCCTGGGCCGGCTCCTTCTCGGAATAATCGGCAACCAGGACCGCGCCGGCAGCCGTGAGAGCGCCTTCCATGTCGCCTTTGTTCACGGCGGCGTTGATCTGGGCCTCCGGCGATAGCTGCTCAAGGGTCTTTGCTTCCCACCGCAGGTGTTCGCATCCCCAGCAACTGGGATAGTGCGGATCGCGCGGAGCGGGCATCCCCATGACCTTTTCGTGCGGGCAATTGTCGCCAGGCCTGTCGCAGGAGAACGTCACGCAGGCGCTGCAGAGGGTCTGCTCCTCGTCCAGCCAACCGCAGGGGATTCCGCCGTATTCTTCGTGAATGCAGGGCGTGGTCTCGGTGCAGCCGCAGACACGGCAGACTCGCTTCTGTTCTTCCAGCGTGGCCACCGGCTCCGAAAGCGCCTCTTCAAATGCCGATAGATCTGTAGCGGGGTCACCTGGTATCGTGGGCTCCCCAGCATCCTTCCAGAACGTGCAGCCCTTGCATTCCTTCCTACCGGGCGTTGGCGGGCAGATGCCCTCCTTGCTGTAAGTGCGCGGCGGTGTTGACGTGCATCTAAACGGCATCCTTATCGCTCCTTTCCAAAATAGGTTTTTGCCTCTTCTCTCGCCTCAAGCAGCGCCTTCATCTCCTCGCTGTCGCCGCCCTGGTCGGGGTGGACCAGTTTTGACAGCGCCCGGAACTTCTCGTCCACCGCAGCTTCGGATTGAGGTACGGCGGTGAACCCCAACCGGATGAAGCAGGCCGGGATCTCCGTGGCTGCCGGCAGCATCTTCATCCCAGCGACCCATACCTGCAAGTCATAGATGCCCCGCTCGACCATGCGGGCCAGGTCCTCCAGGGAGAGCACCACCTGAGCGAAGGCGTCCGAGCCGTACTTTAGATCGATGCCCCTCGACTTGGCGCCCTCGATGCTGTGGTCGAACCGGTAGAGCTGGCCCTTGTACCGGAACTCCACGAAGCAGGCAAAACGGTCGAAGTTGTAGTTATAACCGTCAGCGCCCAGGCGCTCCATGACTCGCTCCAGCTTTTTCTCGTAATTGTCGGCAGCGCCATATTGCTTCTTGCCGGCCACCAGGATCAGCCCCTCTTCCTCTTGCTCAATTCAGTTTCCAACTCTGCCAAAGCCCGCTTCAGCGGGGGCGCCACCCATTTGCGCACGTAGATATCGGCCTCCTTATTAGCCTTACCGGTCATGATCATCTTGGTCAGTTGCGACAGGGCCTCGTAGATATCTGCTTTGAGCTGCAGGGTTTTCATGGCAGCACCCTCACCTCCACCTGTCTTCGGCCCCATTCCCGGACCGCCTGAGCGTCCGGGAGCCACACGTCGAGCCGGTTGCCCTTTATCGCTCCTCCCCGATCGGCCACCACGCCCCGGCCCCAACCCGGCACTTCCACGACCGTCCCCGGCGGGTGCAGCTCCCAGTCGGCTGAGATGGTCCCAGGCCCGGCGATCGCTCCGCTGGCCGTGATACCGTCATCCTTGCCGCAGTCTTCGACAGAGGAAGTGTAGGCGGTGACGAGCATGGTCCGGACCTCGGCTGCTGGATCATAGGGCTGGTATAAGGGATTCTGGTATTCGATCAGCGGAGCCTCTTCCGCTTCCGGTACCGGAGCTAGCTCCCTGATTACAGGCTCGGGCAAAACCGGCTGCGGCTGCAGCAGGATCCCGGCCAGGGCTACTCCTGCGGCGAGGATAAAGCGGCCGCCAAGATGGCGACGATGACGCCGGCGAGGAAGTACACGCCGTCCATGCACCTGATCAGCTCCCTTCGGCCTTTTTAAGCGCTTTCCCAACCGCCTTAAACACTGCGTCCATTTTGAGGCTTTTCTTTACAGACACTGTCCCGCTGTCGATGTCGGCGACGATAGCGCAGGATAGCATGTTCAGCGCGGCGTAGAGATCGGAAGCAGCAACGACCAGGTCGGTGAGCTTTACCGGCTTCTCGCCCGGTAGCCAGGTAAACTCAGCGTTGCAGAACACGTCCGCCACATGGACCGGGTCGCCATCATCATTGCCCCATATTTCGATCCATTGCTGGCCGTTCGCTTCTTTGATTCCAGCGCATATCAGTCCCTGATTCATCTGTTTTACCACTCCCTCCCCCCGCAGGTGGCGCCGGTCTCAGCCTACCGGCGCCGGCCCAGGGTTTCGCTGCAGCATTCAGTGTTTATTTGGTGTTGTCACTGGCGGCCCCGGGAAACGGGTCGGCTGAGAAGCCCCCGGGAAAACGCCGCCTCTTGGTTGTTCGTATGAAATGTGCGGGAGCGGGCAGGGATTTCCTACCCTGCAGAGATTATCTGCGTGTTAATCGGCACCATTCACACAGGTTATTGGCAGCATCTCTTTTGGGCTCGGAACAGCCAAAAGGTACGTCTATATGCTGCCATCCTCGCCCTTTTAGGCTAGCGTCTACGTATTCCGCCACCGCTCCCGCAACCTTTACCATACCTGGCATATCGCTTTCCTGGCGGTGTGGAGCTGGCATACAGCAACGTCCACCCTCCTGCTGGCCTGGAGAGTTTCCGGGGCATTCGGCCCCTCCTTCTCGGCCACCCGGGCCAGTTCCGCCTTGCGGGTCTCTATCCTCATGTAGATTTTCAGCAGGCCGCGATGCACCACGGCATTCACCTCGTGATGGCCTCAGCGTTTTCGCAATCAGAAGGCGCAGCCGTAGCAAGTCCATCTCCGATCTCCCCCAGGAACATGCTCTTTTCGACGGCCTTGCTTTGGTACATGGCCATGGCGCTGAGGTAGAGCCGCTTCTTAGCCCTAGTCATGCCCACGTAGCAGAGGCGGCGCTCCTCCTCGACGCTCTCCGGCACTAGCTCACCGTCCTCATACACGCAGCTACGCTGGTGCGGCAGCAGCCCCTGCACCATCCCGGCCATGAACACGACTGGAAATTCCAGGCCCTTGCTCCGGTGCAGCGTCATGAGCTGCACCCGGTTGCCCCTGGTGTCGGGGTCGGAGGGCTTGGCCTGGGCCTGCTCGACGTAGAAGAGGAATTCCTCCAGCTTGGAGAAGCGGGCCGCGGCCGCAGCCAGGGCGTTCAAGTTCTCCACCCGGGGGTTGTCGGCTCCGTCCTCCACCCCCTCCGATTCGGCCAGCCACTGGTCGTAGCCGGTGATCTTCCGGGCATGGATGGTCAGCTCCGCCGGCGTGCAATCGAGGCGCCGTAGTTTTTTGACGCAGAAGAGGAAATCGTTGACGCCCCGGTACTTGTAGAGCCGGGCATTGTGGCAGCACTCCACCGCCTCCAGGAGCGGCACCTGCTGCGCCTGGGCGTAGGTCCTGGCCCCCTGCAGGAAGGCCTTGCCCAGGTACCGGGTGGGAACGTTGAGTACCCGGGCAATCGCCTCCTCGTCGTTGGGGTCGGCCAGGATGCGCAGGTAGGCTACGATGTCCTTGACCTCCTTGCGGTTGTAGAAGCCCAGGGCGCCGAGGACCACGTAGGGGATCTGGTTCTTGATTAGGGAGTCTTCGAGGGCTCGGGATTGGGCGTTTACGCGGTATAGGCAGCTAAAATCCCGGTATTGGAAGCCTTCTCGGAGCAGTGCTTGAATTTCGTTGGCGATAAACTCTGCCTCGCCGTCCTCATCGTCGCTGCTGCAGCAGATCGGCTCCAGGAGCGTTCCCTGGTTCGCCCGGCACTCGCCCGGGTAGGCGACGCTCCCGCTGTTGATCAGGCGGTTAGACATCTCCACGATGTTCGAGCTGGAGCGATAGTTCGTCTTCAGGACGATCACCCGGGCGCCAGGCCACTCCCGCTTGAAGTTCAGGATGAACTCCACCCGGGCGGCCCGCCAGCCGTAGATCGCCTGCCGGGCGTCGCCTACCACGAAGATGTTGTTGCTGGCGGCCAGGAGCTTCAGGATCTCGTACTGGGCCAGGTTGGTGTCCTGGAATTCGTCCACCATGACGTGCTGCCACTGGGCCTGGTAGCGGCGCCGGACGGAAGGATTGTCCCGGAGCAGCCGATAGCACCAGAGGAGCATGTCGTCGAAGTCGAGCTTGCCCTCGGCGTCCTTGGCGTCCTCATAGCGCCGGTAGAGTTCCCGGAGCTTCTCCTCCAGGAAGGGCTCCATCTCCTGCATGTCCAGCTTATCGTCGGGCGCGATCAGATTGTTCTTCTGCCAGGATATGAAGGAGAGGGCGGCGCCCACGTCAAGGGCCCAGTTCATGTTCTTCGGGTCCAGGATGTCCTTGATCGTGCGCCGGCACCAGCCCTCTTGGGCCGGCTCGAAGAAGCGCCCGTCGGCGGCCCGCCACTCGTTCCGGAGGATGCTGTAGCAGATGGAGTGGAAGGTGCCGACGCTCAGGTCCTCGAGGGCGGCGTTTCCGATCAGCTCGGCCAGGCGCTCCTGCATCTCGCCGGCGGCCTTCTTGGTGAAGGTCACGGCCAGGACGCTGCGAGCCGGCACTCCGAGCTCGAGCAGGTTGGCAACCCGGTAGGTCAGGACCCGGGTCTTGCCGCTACCGGCGCCTGCCACAACGCAGCAGGGTCCGTCGGTGTGCAATACGGCATCTATCTGTTCAGGATTGAGCATGCTCAGATCCATGTTCTCACCTCACGTGTTTCAACCAGGGATGATCCCGGTCGGGATGGTAAAATCGTTGTATGCGCCCCTCGTCGGTCTCGATCTCGATGCAATCCGGCATCACGGTCAGCACCCTGTATCCCGGATGCATGAAGGCTGCTAGGCCGGGGCGGTTGCCCCGCTCCCCGATGTTCCAGAAGCGGGGCTCCCACAGGAGTTCCGGCGGCCAGCCGCATTCGGCAGCGTCCAGGGCAATGCGCCGGATCTCCGCCTCCACCGCCGGGTCAAGAGGCCTGGGCCGCGGTCTCATTGCGCCGTTTCGCCAGGACACTCAGGAGCTTCGAGGCCTCGGCCTGGTTTTTGATAACATCCTTCAGGTCCTGGACTTCCCTGCCGTAGATCTCGCTGGCGATCGTCAGGACCTGATCGGGGGCGAATCCCAGGTTCCTGGCCGAATCGTTGAAACTGTCCCAGTTCACCTCGCCGTTGCCGGCCCTGGCCTTCGGGCGGGGGGTCTCGGTGCCGGCTGCCGCCTGTTGACCGCCTCCGCCATTCCCGCCGGCCTCATCCGCAGGCTGCTCCAGCGACTTCAGGTAGGCCTCGCAGATTGGCTTCATCTTCTCGTTGTTGGGCTTCCCGTCTTTCTCGCCCATCAGCCAGTCGAAGTAATACTTCTCGTTCTTATAGAGATCGGCGATGGCGCGCCCCTTGTGCTTGCCGAAGGTCAGCACGACATCCCCCGGGGCCCGGCCCTGGTTGTCGGCGTTAGTAGCGCCATTCCCCTTCAAACGCGCGCCGTCCAGGTCCTCGAGGTCCTGAGTGAAGATGTCGGACAAGGAGGCCAGGGACAGGGTGGCATCCACGTATGCCCGCTTCTTCCCCATTTTTAGGATGGTATTGGCAATGGTGAAGGGATCCTGGGTGACGTACTTCTTTTCCCGGCTGTTGCAGTTGCCCACGCCCTCGCAGATCAGGTTTCCATTGCGGCTGATGATGCAGCGCACGTTGTAGGCGAAGAACCCCTTGTCATAGTCCTCGGTCTTGTCCATGATGGCGTATTCGGTGGACAGCCCCATGAGCATGTTGATCTTCTCCGCTCCGGGTTTGAACAGGGACGGCTTTTCAACTCCCGGAATGTAGCCGAAGTCGTGCCCGGGCTTTAGAGCCTTCTGGATAATCTGCTGGAACTGGGCAATCTTCTCGAGCGTTCTGGTAACTGCGTTGGTGTCGATGCTGTCAATCAAAGAAAGAGCGGTTTCATCCGGCATCTGTATCAACCTCCTTAAAATTCTGCCTGGCATAGCTGCCAGTGCTGGCATGCCTTCTCGCTACAAAGGAAGCTCGTCGGGTTCGGGTAGTAGTGGCCGGCGCCGATCGCCCCGGCCACCTTGCCGATCAGTCTCAGGAGCCGGTCAATCTCCGCCTCGGTCCGGGCGCCCTGGAGCTGCACGTACCTCGGGGTCTTGGTGGCCACCAGGTAGTCGAGCTTGACGCCGGCGGGGTCGTGGCCGTACTCGCACTGGTAGGCCAGGCAGTAGGTGGTGAGCTGCAGGCTCTTGCCGGCCTCGTCCTCGTTCGGAGTCTTGGCCGTGGTCTTGGTGTCCCGGATGAACCCCTCGGAGTCGATCAGGTCGATGAACCCCAGGAGAGAGTACGGCACGTTCTCGAACTCGACGGTGACCCGGAGTTCCACGGCCTTAGGCTGCACCGCGGGCGCCACCTTCTGGTGGTAGAGACTCGCCAGGGTAAGCGCCGTGTCCTTCGCCTCGCCAGGGTCGTCCTCGCCCCAGTCGGTGATCGGGGCCTGCTGGTCGAACACCATCTCGGTGATGCCCCTGATGTCTTCAAGCTCCATGTCGATGCCCGTGTTCAGCTTCTGCTTGTAGTTGGCCTCGTTGGCGGCGTGGACCACCTTGCCGATGGTCAGCGCCCGGTTTGGCGGGGTCTGGATGCCCCTGACGTAGCGGAAATAGTATTGGGCCGGGCAGCGCAGGTAGCATTGAATCTGTGAAATGCTGAGATATGATTTGGGGAGCATGTTTCTCCTCTCTTTGTTCCGGTTCCCCGCCGCCCCCCTGACGGTGCTTTCGCACCTGGGCGGCGGGGCCGGAATTTTTACCCGATCCTTGCAAACAGGCTGTCCAGCGGGCATATCGTGCAGGCAGTCGTCCCGCTCCGGCCGCAGGCCTCGCACACCTCATCGGCGGCCAGTTCGACCGAGCGCAGCGCCTCCTCCGGGAGCTTCCGGAAGGTGAACCCTTTCGTCGGGTCCGCCGGCTGTGCGGCCACCCGGATCTGGACCAGTCCTCCGATTTCCCGGACTATCTGCTCGATCTCTTTGTTGAGGAACACCACATTGCTATCCGCAGGGTTCATCGGACCACCGCCCAGATGACGTGCCCCAGGATATACAGGAATATCACGGCGCAGGTTATCCAGCAGGACATGTCGCCCGCCCTGCTGCAGATGAACCTCTCCCCAATCCCGGCCAGGTCGACCGGCCGCTTTTCCGGTTGCGCTTGCAATGGAGTTTCCATCTGTGTTATCCTTTCAGTAAGCGTTTAGATTGCCGCCTCTAGCCGGGCGGTTTTCTCTTTTGTCCCGCAGACGTAGCCCCGCTCCTTGCACTTGACGTTGTGCCTTTTGACCAGACCGGCCACGTCCAGGAAGTCCCACATCTCCAGCTTCAGGGTCTCGATCACGTGCTCCAGGTCGAAAAACTCCAGCATGTCATTTTCAAGCTGTCTGATTTCCTGCCCGCTCAGGGACTCACGGCTCCGGCGGTTAATCACAGCGGCAGCCAGGCGGTCAAGGAGCGCATCCACCTCCCGCCGCTCTTCTGCAAACTTCATCAGCGTGGCCACAGGGCTGAGATCGACGTTGTTCAGGACTTCGTAGCAGTAGCGCCGGCCGATGGCGCACTCCCGCCGGCAGTAGAGGGCAGTCAGGCGGGGGTCGCCGTAGGCCTCACCCATCTTGACGGCCACATCCGGCGGGCAGGTGGTGACTCCTGCCTCATAGTTCTGCAGAGTCTTCATGCCTATTCCGAGTTCCAAACAGGCACGCTTGCGGGTCTTTTTGGCCCTCTCCCTGGCAATCTGGTACATAGTCTTCATCTTGTCTATCACCCCCTTTCCCGGGTAGAGTAGATTTGTTTCAGCGGATCAGCCCGGACGCTCTGAGCAGCGCTGCGGTCTTTCTCAACTTCACGTCCGGGCGGAGCAGCGACCGCAGCCAGCGGATAATGCGGGTCATCTTGACGCCCCGATCTGCTCCTGCTGCAGCGCCGAGTATTCCCGGGTCAGGTCGGCCAGGTTGGTCCGCAGGTGTGCGTTCTCCTCCCGGGCATTATCGCCCAGGCGGATGTGCCGGCAGTTCTCGGACATCTTCATCAGCACCATGGCCATGCTCTCTTCGAGATCTTCCTGGCGGGTTTTTGGCAATGGGTTCACCTCGCTTTCGTTTGAGTCTGTGGATTGGCAGAGAGCGGAGTGGCCCTATTGCTCAAGCCTCTTTAGCAGGGCCTCCGTGCGCTCGGCCCGGTCCCTCCACCAATCGGCGCCATCCGGGACACGGGGGTCTGGGTGATCAGTATGAAACTGGGCGTAATTCTTGCATTTGGTCAGGTAATTCTTCAGTGCGCCTATCACGATGGATAGTTCGTAATCGTGAAAATGGATGATCATAGCGGCCTCCTTTCGAACAATTGGCACCAGGCGGTCTCAAGCATCCCCAGGATGCAGCAGAGCAGGACGAGGAGTTTCTCGGTCATGGGGCTGCCTTGCGCTTCCGGCCGCCGCAGCCGGGCTTGACCGCCGGGTGCTTGATGCCGGTGATATTTTGCACCCTGGAGAAAGCGGGCCTTGCTACTGTCTTTGGCTGTTCGATCTTCACAGGATGCGTATCCATCAGCCATTCTTCCAGGGCCGTCCTGGGGATGATCCACCGGCGGGGTCCGATGCGTTTATTTGGAATCTGGTTCTGTCTGACCATGGCGTATACAGTATCCTTGCCACAGCCAAGCTTTTTTGCTGTTTCGGTTATTGAGTAGGCGAGTTCGGCCATATTGCACCTCGTTAATTGGACTGCCAGTAATCGAGCGAGCCTCGCACCATAGCAGCTACGAACCGGGCTCCCCAGGGGTTGTTCGTTTTCTTGCTCAGGAAACCAACAATTTCAGCGGCAATTGTGACCAGATCGTGAAGCCTATCGAGGTTGGGCATTTTGGTAGCATCTCTGGTTGCGGCCGCTTCATCAAAAGAATCATTTTCGGGGATGTCGGGCATGGGTTAATTGCCTCCCTCAGTGCCGGTAAAAGGCATATTTAACTTATTGACAACGGAACTCGTTAGTTTATCATCAAAAAAAATTGAGACTTCGACTCCAAGGGCATCCGCTATTATCTTTGCGCGCTCGACATCCAGGCGCACATTGCCAGAGGTGATATGCCTGTATCCTTGAAGAGACATGCCCAATTTTTTAGCAAGAAAAGTTTTGGTGACACCCTTGGCCATTCGTATTCTTTCGATATTTTGGTGTATCACACCCTGCGCCTCCTAACGAGTTTCGTTAGTACTAACTATATAACGGGTCTCGTTAGTCGTCAAGTACTTTTTTTAAATATTTCTCAAATCTCGTTAGTGTTATGTCTAAGCTCGTTAGTTATTGGTAATATTGAAACGAAGGTGAACTTAATGGATAAAATAGGGTTGCGAATAAAAAAATTTAGAGAGCAAGCCGGCCTAAATCAGAAAGAGCTTGGTAGACGTGTCGGTGTATCGCCTCAGGTCATTTCGAATTGGGAGCGCGGCTACACCCCCACAATTGACCATGAAAATATTGTAAGGCTTGCTAACGCCTTAAACGTGCCTGTAGCTTCTCTTACTGGAGAAGCTATCCCTGCAGATCAACCCGACATCCGCCGCATATCCCGTGCCGCTGAAAAGATGACTCCCCAGCAGAGAGAAGATTGGTTGAAAGTCGCTAAAGTGCTATATCCTGACGCCTTTAAAGAGAAGTAATTAAAGGACAACAATCATGGGTTTTATAGCTAGCCTATTTAGAAAAGAATTGTCAATACAAGATAAACTGGATTTGGCAGAAATACTTTTCGATAGTCTCAAATTAAGCGCGGGAATCAGACTAAGTTCCTCAAAGATACAAAAAATAGCTAAACCAATAATAGAAAAGGCGAATAACCGACACGAAGTATTAGATAAGATACTAAAATTATGCAGTAATATCAAAGAACCACATGCTTATTATTTAACGGGTACTGCCTATGTTTGGAAAGGCGCTAAATTCAGAAAGGATGCCATAAACTATCTTGAAAAGTATTCAACAAATCCATCTGAAGCTTTATGTGGAGGTTCCTATTTAAGAGGTGGCAAATTTGTAGAACAGACATTAGAAATGCATCTGCATTATGTATATCAAAATCTTGGCAAGGCCTATGAAGGAGAATATGATTTCGATAAGGCCTTACTTTATTATATCAAAGCTAAAGAATCAGATCCTTATGTTGAATCCTCATATATTCATATTGCTGAAATTTATTCAAAGCTTGGGGATTTAGATAAATCAATCGAAACTCTTAAAGCGGTTCAACAAAGTGAATATTATAAAGATGATAATTCATTTAAAGTAATAATTGATAGTTATCTTAAAGAATTTACTGATAAAAAGGAAAGAGGATATATTTATAGACCAAAAAGGAGGCATAAGAAATAAATAAATCTGTCCCTAAAAGGCCGCGATATCAATTCGTAATAAAAGAGGCGCGGGCGTTGCTATTGAAGGCCAATATCAAATGGCTGCCGATTGATCCCTTCAGGATTGCCAAGCAGTTTGGGTGGATAATCCTGACCGCCAGTGAGATGTCAAAGGAATCAGGCATACCTCCTGACAGAGTAATAAGAGGTAAGGACAGTGATGTCTATGAACACGCTGGGGTTTATAAGATTATCTACAACGAAACTGCTCACTCTGGCCGCATTCCTTTTACAATAGCCCATGAAATAGGACATATTGTTTTAAATCATCTAATTGACTTTGATCAAACGAGGCTTTCCCGCGGCGGCCTGACAGATGATGAATACTATGTGCTCGAACGGGAAGCAGATTTATTTGCATCTGAATTGCTGATGCCAGCGCCTATCTTGAGGGAGATCGGAGCACGCAAAGAAAGTGACATTCGATCCATTTGTAATTCTTCTATATCGGCATCGCATTACAAAGAAAATGATCTGACCAATCCAGCCAAGAATTCATATATCTTTATAGATAGAATCAAGATGCAGTTCAGCATTTATCTGACTCGCATAGCGGTCTGTACGAATTCAACTAATGCTCCGATATATATCATCAAACAAAAACCTGGGAGCGTAGTTATGGAGAAAAAGCGTCACCCCTATGTCGTGACAGATGAAAATGGCAGATTTACTGAGTGCCCAAACTGTGGAAGCAAAGGGTTTTCCGAAGATGCAAGATTCTGCTTTATGTGCGGAACGTATCTTTTTAATGACTGCACGAATACATCAGCCAGTTTCGGAGACTCCTGGTGTGGAAGGAGAAACCGCGGCGACGCCCGCTACTGTGAATACTGCGGCAGCGAGACAGTGCTGACTCATTTGGGGCTTATTATGGCGTGGGAAGAGGTTGTTGAATCTTACGGCGAGGTGGCGGTTGGGCTAGAACCCGATCTTTTTGATGAAGAAAATAAAGATCCGGTGGGAATAGCATTAAAACTGTTCGAAGAGATTAAATGAGGTGATCCCCCATGCCTCGCCATTCTGATAGATTAAGGGATGATTCAGCAAGAGGGGAGGATGGGTTCGGTGGTTAAGGCACCTTCAAAAATAATAAGTGCCTATCTAGATGAATCGGGGGCTGTACGAGCCTCAAGTGCATTTGTAGCAGGCTTATTTTTTACCTCTCATCCGGATCTATGGAAGAAGATTATTCAGGAAAGACGCAGTGCTGAAGATTACTGGTATGAGCTTCATTTTAAGAAGGTCAGCCGCAATCCTGATGACCGGAGAGCAAAAACAATCGAGCGAGTTCTCTTTGCGCTGGATAAAGTAAAACGCTCCTGGTGGAGCCGTCTGATCTATGTTCCAAATGGATCTGCGGATAAATATAGAGGCATGTCCCGACTGGATCTCTATGACAATCTGGTTGCCAATCTGGCCATAAAATTTGGGCCAGCCGCCTATTGCGATCAGATAGAACTCATAATCGACAACAAAAATCGGCCAGCAGACGATACCTTTTTGCCTCATGGCCTTGAAGAACATTTGAACAGAGTGAGCCCAGAGGCAGGAGGCCCATTCTTTACAGTTATCATGGGCGATTCCAAAACAGATGATCTTCTACAGTTATGCGATCTGATAACATCAGGAATTCGGCAATACTACGTGCCCAGCGACAACTTTATAAAAAAGTACTTTGCTGGGATGTTGGCATCTTTCATCGATGACAGGATCAAAATCTGGAAGTGTGAATAAAAAAGAGAAGGACGCCCATGCTGGACGTCGTTCCCTCTGCCCGATAGGTACGACCCATCGGCAAACATCTGTCATGTATAGTATACCCTTCTTGACAAAAATAAGTCAATATGGTAATGCACCATAATAAGAAAATAATGGAACCCCGGATGGGATTCGAACCCATAATCGAACATTCGACAGATGTTTGCCTTAGTCCATTTGGCTACCGGGGCGCCTTATAAGATATTACCAAATAATATAAACCTAAGACAAGTTATTATAAAAGTTTTTCTATACCCCTCTTTACGCGTTAGAAGTAATAAGAAAGTATATATTGAGGTGATCCCCATGCCCCGTAAGCTCACCGGCCACATCGAGCACCGCTATAAATCCTCGATTACCATCGTTATCAACACCAAACCCGAGCGCACTTTCATCTCAGTAAAAACCACCGATGACCGCGAGGCCACGAAAGAGCTGTACCGCATCATCGATGAGATGGAGCGCGGCGTCTACGTCCAGCCCACGGATAAGACCCTGGGAGAATACCTTGACGAGTGGATGGAATTCAAGAGCGTGGGGAAGAAGAAGCTATCCTACAACACCAAACGCCGCTACAAGGGTATGATCGAAAATTATTTCAAGCCCGATATGGGGAATATCCCCCTGCAGAGCTTGCAGCCGCTGCGGATACAAGAGCATTACAAATGGTTGCAGAGCGAGGATGAGGGTTGCCCCGGCCTTGAGGAGCAGACGGCCAGGAAGCATCACAACATGCTACACCATGCTTTGAAGTGGGCGGTTAAATGGGGACTTATCTTCCGCAATCCCACTGACTTTGTAGACCCGCCGTCTGCCCTTTACGATTATGAGGCACCGATCTTGGAAGATAAGCAATCGATTCAGGAAATGCTGCAGAAGGTAATCGGCACTGTCCTCTACCTGCCGGCGCTGATCGGTATAACATGCGGTATGCGGGAAGGCGAGATATGCGGTCTGCGCTGGCGGGATATGAATAGGAAAACCGGCGTATTTATTGTCCGGCACAGTCTGTACAGGGAGTATGGGGTTGGCCTGGTGCTGGGGCTAACCAAGAACAAGCGCAAGCATCCAGTAAAAATACCCAAAACAACATTGAAAACACTTCTGCACGAGTATGCTACCCGGTATGAAGGCAGCGAGAACGAAGATCACGGCGATGATTACATATGTTGCTGGCCGGAGGCAAGTTTCCGCGGGCCCAAGGGACGGCCGCTATGCCCGCAATGGTTAAGCCATAAATTTACCAAGCTCGGTTTGAACCTCACCTTTCACGGCCTCAGGCATAGCCACGATTCGCTGCTATATAACAGTGGTATAGACAGCAAACGGGTGGCAGACCGTTCTGGCCGGGATGTGGTGCTGACGGAAAAGAAATATGAGCATATCCTTAAGAAGAAGCAGGACGAGCTTGCCAACGTTGTTGAAGATTTCATCTTTGCCCCTGACAACCCGCCGGAAAATGATGCGAACATAGATTCGGGAGCAACGAAATAGCAACGGTTTGGCTTTTTTGATACTCAGCAATAAAAACAAAAACCCCGCCAATTCAAGCGGGGTCTATCTTTCAGATGGCGCGCCCGGAGGGACTCGAACCCCCGACACGCGGTTTAGGAAACCGCTGCTCTATCCTGCTGAGCTACGGGCGCCTGCAGTTTGGACCGACCTTAATTGCATAAAAAATGGCGGAGAGAGTGGGATTCGAACCCACGAAGCAGGTTTTACAGCCCACTTAATCGCTTAGCAGGCGATCGCCTTCAGCCATCTCGGCCATCTCTCCGCATTTCTCTACACCATCATATTAATCATATATATCAATCATGATACCTTAATTATGGTGCGCCCGGAGAGATTCGAACCCCCAACCTACAGATCCGTAGTCTGTTGCTCTATCCAATTGAGCTACGGGCGCACATATTTGAGATGTCTTCTGGCGGAGGGGGTAGGATTCGAACCCACGGAGCCGTGAAGCTCAACGGTTTTCAAGACCGCCTCCTTAAACCACTCGGACACCCCTCCAAGAGTTAAAACCGGCACGATGTGCCCGCCGGAAAGTTGCGCGCTTATAACGGGTATGACGCCCGGCGCTGCGACATCAGTATAGCACGGCCACCGCCGGTCGTCAAGGCAGATGGGCCGCTCAAAGCGGCGTCTCTAGCGATCCCTGGTGATCCGGTCGAAGCCGCAGTATGGCCGCAGGACCTCGGGGATCACCACGGAGCCGTCCGGCTGCTGGTAGTTTTCTAGTATTGCCACCAGGGTCCGGCCGACCGCCAGCCCGGAGCCGTTCAGGGTGTGCACGTAGCGCACACGCTTGGAGCCTGCGGGTCCGGAGCCGTCCGGCCGGTAGCGAATGTTTGCCCGGCGGGCCTGAAAATCCTCAAAGTTGCTGCAGGAAGAGATCTCCCGGTAGGTGTTGGCGCCGGGCAGCCAGACCTCCAGGTCGTAGGTCTTGGCAGCGGAGAAGCCCATGTCACCGGTGGACAGGGCCACTACCCGGTAGGCCAGCCCCAGCCGGCGCAGCACGTCCTCGGCATCGTCGGTGAGCCGCTCCAGTTCCGTGTAGGAGCTCTCCGGGGTGGTGAACTTCACCAGTTCCACCTTGTTGAACTGGTGCTGCCTGATCAGCCCCCGGGTGTCCCGCCCGGCTGCCCCGGCCTCGGCCCGGAAACAGGCCGTGTAGGCGGTATGCAGGATCGGCAGGGCCTCGGCGGGCAGGATCTCCTCCCGGTAGAGATTGGTCACCGGCACCTCGGCTGTAGGCACCAGGAACAGGTCCTCCCGGTCGCAGCGAAACAGGTCATCCTCGAACTTGGGGAGCTGGCCGGTGCCGGTCATGGTGGCCCGGTTGACCAGGAACGGGGGGAAGACCTCGGTGTAGCCGTGTTCCCTGGTATGCAGGTCCAGCATGAAGTTGGTGATAGCCCGCTCCAGTTGGGCACCCCTGCCCTTGAGCACCGTGAACCGCGCCCCGGCGATCTTGACTCCCCGGGCGAAGTCCAGGATGTCCAGTTCCTCCCCGATCTCCCAGTGGTTGCGAGGTTCGAAGTCGAAAGCGGGCGGCTCGCCCTCCAGGCGCACCACCAGGTTGGCGCTGTCATCGGGGCCGACCGGCACAGACTCGTGGGGCACATTGGGGATCAACAGCATCGCCCGGTCGATCTTCTGCTCCAGGTCCAGGATCTCCTGGTCGAGTTCCTTGATCCGGGCGGAGGTATCCCTGACCTCCTGCATCTGGGCGGCGGCATCCAGCTTCTGGGCCTTCATGCGCCCGATCTCCTCAGAAAGGGTATTGCGGCGGTTCCTGAGCTTCTCGCTCTCGCCCAGCCGGATACGGTAGGCCTCGTCCCAGGCCAGCAGTTCGTCCAGGTCGAAGGCATAGTTCCGCTTGGAAAGCGACTCTTTAACTATTTCTGCGCGGGTGCGGACAAATTTCAGATCCAGCACAGAGACTCACCCTTTCTTTATAAATCACCGGCGATCGATTCAAATACAAAAATCAATTCAAATACAAAATATGAAACTGTTCCTTTGCTTATTAGAGGGAGACCACTTTCACGTCGAGGATCCCGTCGATCTTGCGCAGCCGCTTCAGGGTGGCATCCTCGACGGGAGAGTCCACGCTCATGATCATCAGCGCCTCCTCGCCCCTGGTCACGCGCCCGACCTGCATGGTGGCGATGTTGACGTCGGCCCTGCCCAGGGCCGAGGCAAAGGGACCGATCACCCCTGGCCGGTCGATATGGTCCACGAACAGCATGTGGGGTGTGGGAACGATATCCGTGTGGTAGCGGTCGATCCTGACGATGCGGGGCCCGTTGTCCCAGGCGACCGTTCCGGCGAAGCTGATC